GTCTATCGCGGCGAGAATCGAAATGCTTTCTTTCGAGAATTTGTTCAGCTCGGCACTGTGGTTACCCGAGTGCCTGGACCGGGAAAGGCAGCGGAGCGGCTCTGATGGCAGTGGCAGGGCAGCAGCGACGTCGCACCGAGGGCCATGCACGGCAGGCCAAGCGGGAGAAGATCATCCAGGCACTGAAGGCGGGGAACACGCGCCGGGCCTCCGCTGCTTATGCGGGCGTGAATCCGGACACCTTCTACGACTGGCTGAATGATCCGACGTTTTCCGATGCGGTCTATGAAGCCGAGTCCAATCCCGAGGTGATCTGCGCCACGTCCATCGTCAACGCGGCTCGAAAGGGCGACTGGCGAGCGGGTGACAAGTGGCTCTCTAAGCGGAGGCGCGATGAGTGGGGCGACGAAATCAATGTCCGGCTCCTCTCCGTCGAGCAGCTTCGCGCGCTTGCAGGAGCAGGCGCGGCAGGAGCTGGCCCGGCGGGGAATCAATTGGCAGGAGACAGCGAAGGCGACGACGCCGGACCTGACAGCCTATCGGAATGATCCGGTGGGCTTCTGCCGCGATATCCTCGGTGTCGAGCCGTGGGAGCGGCAGGTCGCGATCCTCGAGGCGCTGGCCAGGTTTGACCGGGTGACGGTGCGGAGTGCGAACGGCGTGGGGAAGACCCTGGTGGCCTCCTGGGCGTCCCTCTGGTTCCTGTTGACGCGGCCCGGCTCCATCGTCATTACCACGGCGCCCACGGGCCGGCAGGTGAAAGACTTGCTCTGGCGGCGGCTGCGCTCGGCCTTTGCCGAGGCGAAGGTGAAGCTGCCGGGGACGTGCCAGACGACGCAGCTCGAATGCGGGACCGGCTGGTACGCGATGGGAATGAGCACGGACGAAGAGGTGAAGTTCCAGGGGCCGCACTCCCCGCACGGCGTGCTGATGGTGGGCGATGAGGCGTCGGGTTTGGCAGAGTGGCTGTTCGCGGCGATGGAAGGGACGATGACCGAGGAAGGGGCGAAGATGTTCCTGATCGGCAATCCGAACCAGGCGTCGGGCACGTTCTATGAAAGTCATCGCACCTGGCCGCGTGAGCAGCGGTTCCACATCTCGGCCCTCGAGACGCCGGAGACGATCATCCGGCGCTCGTGGATTGCGGACATGCAGCGGGACTGGGGCGAGGAGAGCCCGATCTATCAGGTCCGGGTGCTCGGGGAGTTCCCGCCGGCCGGGCCGGACGTGCTGATTTCTTTGAAGTGGGCAGAAGACGCGCAGGCGAGGGGCGGCGATGGACAAGATCAGGGAAGTGCCGGACGAGGAATTGACTTACCCCCACGAGATATTGCGAATCACGGGAGCGATCGCGGGGCACCCGTCGAGATCGGCGTTGATATTGCGCGGTTTGGGGCTGACGAATCTGTCGCTTATGCGCGTTGCGGGAGTATGGTCGTGGGCGCAGAATACTGGCGCGGCAGTGATCTCATGGCCTCTGCCGGCCGCATTGCAGCCATGGCTCGACGAGTGGGAGCGGCAACAATTAAGGTGGACGACATCGGCGTCGGCGGCGGCGTCACCGACTCCCTCCGAGACACCTTCCGCCGAGAGCCCGGCGTCACGGTTAGTGGGCTGAACGTGGGCGAGACGGCGCAGGACGCGGAGAAGTACTACCTCAAGCGGAGTGAGTGGTACTGGGGCTTAAGAGAGCGGTTCCGCACCGGCGACATCAGCATTCCGAAAGACGACACGCTGCTCCTCGACCAGTTGACGCAGCTCAAGTACGGGTTCACGCCGCGCGGGCAGATCAAGCTGGAGAGCAAGGATGAGCTCCGGAAGCGGCGGCCGGCTTCGGGGCGTTGGCAGTCTCCCGACCGGGCGGATGCGCTGATGTTGGCGTTTGCCTTCGGGGGGCCGAGCTATATCCCAGTGAGCGGACCGGCGCCGGTGTTTACGCCGAAGAGGCTGTGGTAAGCTATCCCCGCTGCTAAAGCAGGGGGCATTGAGCCCGCCTGCGCAGGGTCTGGGGACTTGCCGATCCCACTGCGTCGGCGTCGTTGGCCGGCTTACGCACGGCGCCACCCGTGTCCAGGTCCTGCCTGGAGGCGACCCGCCCGGTCGTGGACAGGCAGTAGGCTTGTCACCTGCCTGGGAGCCTTGCGGCCCCGATAGTAGTCGGCGCTGTAGTTAGAGCCGGGGCTCCGCATGCGGAGTGCCTTCATAGTCAGTGCCGCCCGAGCGCATGAGTATATTCGTTATCCGAGGGGTCAATTCCTCCCCACGGCTGAAGCCGGGGGCTTCCTTGGCGTGGAATAAGAAAGGTTTGTTTGTGAAGGAGGAGCGCGCATGGCAGGACCGCAGTACGCATCGATTTCTCGCGACAAGGCGGACAAGGTCGCGGCTATTCTGCGAAAGGCAGCGGAGCTCTTGCATGGCATCGACGCTGAGGGAGCGGGGATTGCCCTGGAGGTGGCCGGCTACTTCGGCCATGCGTCCACGCTGCAGGTGGCGCCGCTTGATCCGCAGCCGGGACCGCCTCGGCCATGAGGCGCTCTCGTGATCCATGAACACCTCCGTGGCCGGTTCTGCGAGAATGAGGTCTGGCGCGATGGTGGCTTCGTCCCCTGTGGTGGGGAGACCCGGTATGCTCGGCGAGTGGAGGGAGAGCGACTCGTGTCCTACGTGCTTTGTCTCTTCTGCGGGCATGCGAAGCCGATGCTAGAGTACAACCTGGAGACACGCGAGCTGGTGAAAGTGAGTGAGTGGTGAACAAGCCCGAAGGAGCCGGCGAGAGTCTGTCAGTGGCCGAGAAGCGGATGGATGATGCCCGCGACCTCCTGCGCCTGGCGATGGAGGTCAAGGAGCCGATGGTGAGCGCCCACGCGCTGAACCTCCTGGTGGGGCGCGCCGAGGAGTGGCTGACGCGCCTGCGGGAGTTCCGGGAAGCGGAGGGGAGAGGCGGATGAGCCGAGCCGCTGATCTCGAAGCGAAGTTCCGATTGCGAGCCTTTCTGGAAGAGGTGTGACATAGCCAGCTATCAGTATGGCTCCGGCAGTGCGCGGGGCAGCCGAGCGGGGCGCGGCAATCCATATCAGTCCTCCGGGACCTCTACCGGCATCGGCATGCCGTATCCGCTGCCGGTCGCGCCCGCCAGTGCGCCGCCGACGCCTGCCTTCGGCCCGGTCCAACCGGGTGGCGCGCGGCCCTCCTATGATCTGGCGGGCATTGCGGCGCGTCTTGGAAATTTCTGGCACGTCCCCATCCGCGAGGATTACGGGCTGAACGCCCAGCTGCGCGCCTCGATCCCGCTGATCGACGCGGCGATTTTGCGGATGAAGGACCTGATCGGCTTCCCGGAGATCGAGGCGGCGCCGCGGTTGAAGCGAGACATCGACAACTTCCTGCGCGACCTGCCGGTCAACCGCGTGCAGCAGGGCGCGAATACCTGGCTCCGGAGCCATCTCGACAATGCCTACACCTACGGACGAGACCACGCCGAAATCCTGCTCACTGCTGACCGGCGCGACGTCTTCGGTCTTGTTGACGTGTTCACGCCCACATGTGCCTTCCGACCCACCATGCCCGGATTTGCGCTCGACGTGGTGCAGTATCAGTACGGGGGCGGAGTGCCTGTTACTCTCGTGCCTGAACTCCTGATTACGAGCGTCCATGACTTCCGGGGAGACGACCCCAACGGTAATTCCCTGATCGCCTCCCTGCCGTTCGTGACGCAGATCCTCATCCGGATGTTCGATTCGATGCGCCAGCAGTGGGAGCGGTTCGGCGTGCCGAACTATCACGTCAATTGGGAGCCGCCGGAGAACTGGAACGATCCTACCGGCGATCTCTCCTCGAACATCCTCGCGCCGATGAAGACGGAGTTGTATCAGGCCGACGTGGACCGCGCCAATGGGAAGGTGCGCCACTTCTGGACGGCGGGAAAGATCACCGTCGCGGCGATGGGCATGGGCGGCGACCAGGTACTCGAGTTCAGTGAGACCGCCAAAGAGTTCGCGCAGCAGATTCTCGCGAAGACGGGTATCCCGCCGTTCATGCTCGGCCTCTCGTGGAGCAGCACGGAGCGGATGAGCACGGCGCAGGCGAAGCTCTTGACGGAGGTGATCGAGGCGGGCCGATTCATGGTCGAGCCGGGCTTGCGGCAGTTGATCTCGTTGCGCCAGCGGCTGGTCGGCAGAAGTGGTCCGTTCACCCTACACTGGCCAAAAGTTTCACTTCAGGATGAATTCGACACGGCACGCTCCGAGTGGGTGACGGCGCAGGCCGAGCAGGTGAAACTGACCAACTGGCAGGACAAGGTGCGCCTGGGGATCAATTCCCTCGAGGAAATGGCGATTGAGTTCAGGGACGACATGCTGGGCGTCGAGCCGAAAGACGTGCGCGCGCTCTTGGATGGTCAGGAAGGCATGCCGAAGCTGGAGGCTGAGATGCCGCCGCCGGAGCCGATCCAGGTTGCCCAGATGCGCGGACAGCCGCCCGGTGGAGGAGCGCCGGGCGGCACGAATCCCCGCGAGGAGAGCACGCGCGGGATGAAACTGTTCGGTGACGGGCTGACGGTGGAGGAGATGGTTGCCGAGCTAGGAGTCGATTCGCCGGGAGATGAGAGCGTTGCTGATGGAAAGGCACAGGCCTTCTGGGATGCCAAGATGAAGACGTTGGCGGGGAATGGGAATGGCCAATATTGAGCGATAAGAAAAGGGACGTTCGACGGGTCAAGCTGCCTCCCGGAGGCGGCTCTGCTCGCTATGAGGTGGATACAGGCTATCAACCCTGGAAAGATGCGCCGTTCGGTCGGCCCGCTGTTGCCGAGGGGCCGCTTTCGGAGCCGTTCTGCCGCGCTTATGACGACTTTGGCCGCTGTGCCGGTCTGCCGACGAAGATTGCCTTGTATCCCCATGGCGCTGCCCTGCTTTGTTCCTACCACGCCGAGCGCGATCCGAGCGATCAAGCCCGTCGTTATGAGGTCGACAGAACGCCTGTGGCTTGGGCGGCGGTTCCTGACGATCTGCGCGCTCTCTGTTATCAAGCGGTGGCGCTGATCCAGCGGCAGGAAGAGGCCAACCTCGACCGGGCGCGAGAGGTGGTGACGAACTACATGCGACTCCTCCGCGCAGCCGAGGATCAAGTGGAGCGGGTTCAAAAGTGGATAGAAGTCGCTGGAAAAGAAGAGCGGGCTATTTTAGAGGCAGTGAATCAGGAGAAAGACCATGGCCGGGCCGCTGGGTGAAGCGCTGCTGAAGGCGGCGAGAGAGAAGGAACAGAGCCATGGCTGAGACTGAACGGGAAATTGAGCCGGGGCCGCTGCTCCTGGCGCTTCGCAATCCGCCGATCACTGACGAGACGGAGGCGCTCGCCTTCGGCCGGTGGTATGAGGACAACCACGTGGCGCTGACGATCGGCGAGCTGAAGGCGCTCAAGCGGGTGGCGCAGGCACAACTGGCCGCTGAAGCGAAGCGCCGGGGATGAGACGCTTCGATTTCGCCAAGCTCGGCCGCCAGGTCGCTGAGCAGCAGGCTGATCTGGCGATCCGCGTTCTCACCCAGACGACGGAGGTGATGGAGCGCGAACAGCAGGAGTGGGATGCGGCGCACCCGGAGCAGGTCGCCGATCGCGAGGCGTGGCAGGCAGAAGCGGCCCTCTGGGAACAGGCGCGAGCCGAGGGGCGGGTTCACCGCTACTTCGTACCACCGAAGGCGGACAATAGGGATGACGGCCCATTCCGGGACCATTGGGGCCACTACGAAGAACGGATCATCGGCACTGACAAGGTACGGGGCTCTTTGGAAGACATCCATGCTCTATTCGCTGCCGAGGTGGAGTCGCTAAAGAAACAGGAGAAGAACCATGGCTGATATGAACCGACCGCGTGAGCTGGGCCGCCCCGGTGGCCCGGTAGGCCAACCGATGAAGACTGGGAACGGTCCCACGGAATTCACCCCGCGCCGGGGCGAGACGCAGGAGCAGGCCGGGGCGCGAGTGAGGGGATGCGTGAGGGACGTGGTCCGCAGGAATGGCGGGGCTCCTGATAACGGCGAATGATCGCCCTCCCCGAAGTGCCGCCGGGCGAGAGCGTCACCTTCTGGTGGTTGCGCTGGTTGTTCGATCGATCCGACGCGGAGCTGCCCGAGGCCATCGAACTGTTTACCCTCTTCCAGTGGGGCGCGCTCTGCGTCAGCAATCCGAGAGCGACGCGGCTTGAGGCTCTAAAGCTCGTGCTCGACAATATCAGCGAGACCTATCAGCGCGGCGGCAACTGGTTCGAGGATACCCGCGCTCACCGGGAATGGGCGGAAGCCACCAGGGGTTGACAGTTTCCTCATTTTTCGGTTATTTTCGGCGCAAACAGGAGGGTGCGCCGTGAATGTTTCCTTTCCCCCGTTCTCCATCGGATCGCTGATCGCTCTCGTCGTCCTGGTACTGGTCATTGTGCTGCTCATTATCGGCCATCTACCGCTGCTTGAAGCTTGCTTAATAGGCGGGCTGGCGATAGCGAGGCTCTGCTGATGGCTGACAACTCCACCGGCGGGTCGCTGGCCGCCCTCGACGCGGCGGGCGCGCTCGCCATCCGGCTCGACACCGGCCGCTCGCGGACGGTAGGCGCCGAGCTGACGGTGCCTACCGCGTTCACTGGCACGGTGCTGTTCGAGGGCACCATCGACGGCGCGACCTGGTTCGCCGCGAACTGCACGGACGTGGCCGGGGTCACCGCGACGAACTCCCTCACTGCCGCCGGCCGCCGGCTCGTCACTTGCGCCGGCTTGACCGCCGTCCGGGCGCGCTGCAGCGCGTTCACCTCTGGGGCGTGCCTGGTGGCGCTGGCGGGCAGCCCGTGAGCAGCCTCACGCCCGAGCAGAAGAAGCAGATGCGCGAGGAGCTGCTCGTCCAGTCGGAAGCCAAAGTCGAGAACGCTCGCGTCAATCTGCTGATGGCGGAAGCGGCCCACGAAGCCCTGCTCAAAGACAGAGCGCCGCAGGGAGCGAAGTAGCGTGCCGGGAGCAGTCTTCGTTCCTGCCGCGCTCAATGATTTAAGTGTTGACGTGGCTGTGGGAAGCCCGGCGCAGGGCGCTGTCTTTTATCGCGGCGCGACCAAATGGAACAGCCTCGCCGCCGGAACGAATGGGCAGGTCTTAACCTCGGGCGGCGCTGCCGCTAATCCCTCCTGGACGACGCTATCCTCGACGTTTGCGGGCCTTGCCGATGTCAGTGTCCCCGGCGTCGCGCAGGGTGCGGTCCTCTACCGGGGCGCCAGTGCCTTCAACGCCCTGGCAGCGGGCACGAGTGGGCAATATCTGACCTCAGGCGGCGCGGCCGCTAACCCGCTCTGGGCTACGCTGCCGACCACGCTTTCCGGCGATGTGACGCTCGCGCCGAGCTCCGTCAACCGGAACCTGATCGTCCCCACGGCGGATACGAATAAGGGGCTGGTGCTGCGCGGCTTCTCAGCCACGCAGAGTGCGAACTTCATCGAGGTGCAGAAATCGGATAGTACGCTGCTCGGTCGCTGGGCGCCCGATGGCAGCATGACCCTGGGCGGTGTCTATCCAAATGTCGCGAAGCTGACGATCAACTCCTATAGCGGCACAGGCCCGGCGATTGTCCTGAATGACGTGGGGAACGGTACTACGGCCTCGATACAGCCTTACACGGGCAACAGTATCTATTTTCCCAGCTCCGGTGGCATCATCGTTCCTAAGATCACCAGCGCTGCCAGCGGCAACTCGATCACCGACACAACGTTTCACTGGATTTTTGGATCGGGTGTCAATAGCACCTTTCAGGGCAGCGGGGGGACGGACCCCAACTCTGACGCTTTTTCAGCCACTCCTAGTTGGCCGCTAGCGGCCAACTATCGCGCCTTTTCCAGCTACGGGGCTAATGCCGTGAACACCTTCACGCTCCCCACCTTTCAGATTGACACCAACGGCGCAATGAGCTGGGCCGCGTTGAATACCGCTCCCGACCTGATGACCGGGAGGGCGTCAGCCGGCCAGTGGTTCTTCACGTCGCTCGACACGGCGACGAACACGATCACGCCGACCAAGGTCTGGCGGCACAATACCTCCGGCACGCCCGCCGCTGGTTATGGCAGCTCGCTCGGCGTGCAGCTCCAATCCTCGACGACGATCAACCGCAACGCGGCGCAGATGCAAACCCAGTGGATTGTGGCGACCGACGCCACCCGCACGGCGCGCTACACGCTTTTCGCCTCCGATTTTGCGGCCGACCGGGAATGTCTCCGCATCGAAGCGAGCGGCACGGCCGCGATGATCGGCTTCCTGGGCCATGCGGCGCAAGCGCGGCCGGCCGCTTACACGATCACTAACCCGGTGAGCAACCGGAGCTTTGATACGACGACGGTGACTCTCGCGCAATTGGCTCAGGTCGTGGGCACATTGCTGGCCGACATGCAGGGGTTCGGTCTTGTGGGATAAGGAGAACTGATGGCTGACCTTTCGAGCAAAAAGAGCAATTACCTCTCCAAATTGGTGAGCTTCGCGGATACGATGTTGTCCACGACCCGCATGGCGGATGAGATACACGCCTACGCCCTGGCGAACGGGTTCCTGACCGCCGGCGCCAATGCCATCGTCGATGCGGATTGCGTTGGCGCGAACGCGCACCTGACGGCCGCTTCCGTGAACGCGACGGATACGATTGCCGGGCAGCTTTCCACGGCGGTCACAACGGCGATGCGGAACAACCTTCGCGCCGCTGACATAACACCGCAGGGGTAATCTGTGGCCTATCCGCTTTCCATCGATATCAACCTCGGTGCGGGCAATGCCGGCTTAACGCTGACGCCGGCCTTGTTCGACAGCGCCAACAGCGCTGCCGCTGGGCTAACCACCTCAACGATGGTCGAGGTCGCCGCGTCGAGTGGTTCGTATCTGTGGACCGGCACCATTCCCGATGGGCACCGAGGCTATATCAGCTTTTCCAGCGGCGCGACGTTCAAGACCAAGGTCGTGCTGAACGGGCAAGAGGTCGAGAATCCCAATATCAAGACTTCTAACGTGTGGGAGGAGCTGCGGAGCGTGCATCTAACGCCGGGGACTTATGGGCGGTCGCTGCAGATCATCCGGAACGGCACGGCGCAAGGTGGCGGTGCCAGCACGATCACTCTTGATGCCGGCGCATCGTCCATCGACAACTTTTACAATAATACGATTCTCTTCATTGTCTCCGGGACCGGGGCCGGTCAGTCCCGGTTCATTACGGGCTATGTGGGAGCGACACAGGTCGCGACCGTGGCTCCCTGGGCCGTCGTTCCGGACAATACCGCCAACTGGGGAATCTACCCGTTTGACTCCATCCCCGGCGCGGTCGCTCCGACAGCTTCCGCCAATGCGGCGGCCGTCTGGGCCTCGGCCTCGCGAACCCTGACGGCATTCGCCTTCACCGTGGACATCCTCCAGAGCGCGGCCGATAAGGTGTGGGCTTCGGCCGCTCGCACTCTCACCAGCTTCGGCACGCTCACCACGGACACCGCAGCGGCCGTCTGGGCGGCGGGAACGCGCACCCTCACCAGTGCCGGGCTTACCGCCGCTGACGTGTGGAACTATGTCACCCGCACCCTCACGCAATCCATTGCCGCCGTCACGCCGCCCCCGGTGATCTCCGGCAGCGTCATCACCGTGCTGCGCGGCGAGACGATCCTTTTGTCATTCACCGGGCTCGGCAGTCTCACCGGCCGCACGAAACTCTGGTTCACCTACAAATCAGACACCGCGCAGGCTGATACGCAGGCGATCATCCAGGTCGAGGAGACCGCTGGCTTAATCTATTTGAACGGTAACGTGGCTTCTGCTGGCCAGGGTTCGCTCGTCGTCACCGACGCCACGAGCGGGAGCGTGACGGTGACCCTGACGCCCGCCGCCTCGTTGGCGCTCCTTCCTGGCCCGGGACGTTATGATGTGCAGATGGGGTCGAGCGGCGTCATCCGCACGCTGACAGGAGGCGTGATGTCCATTCTCGGCGACGTGACCCGCGCGGTGAGTTAGGAGCGCCCCTTGAAACAAGCCGAGAAGGCCACCTTCGCCACCGTCGCCCTCTTCGCCGCCGTCGTCCTGACGGTGAATGCCGGCCCGCGCCCTGCCGGCCATACCAGGAAGCCAAAGGCTGCCGCCGTCCCGCTTACCCTCGGCGATCTGGTCACGGTGGGCGGCGTTACCTACCAAGTCCAGCTTCTCCCGACGCTGATCCCGACCGGAACGCCTATCCCCACCCCAATTCCCACGCCAGCGCCCAAGCCGGCCCTGACGGGCATCCGGAACCGCGCCACGGGCCTCCTGGTGACTTCAGCGGTCGCGGGGACGCCACTCCAGATCGAGGGGGTGCTCCTCGGCACCGGGGCGGGTCGCGTGCAACTCGCGGGACGGATCGCCGCGCAGCCCACTTCTTGGACGGGGGCCGCGATCCAGTTCCTCGCGCCTGACCCCGGAGGAGTGGCGATCACCGGCGGCTGGGATGTCTACCAGCCTTCAGGCGCTACTTTCCTCCGGATCGCCTCCTCGGGGTCGTTCACGCTGCTGCCAGGGACCGCGCCCGTTCCCACGCCGACGCCGACGCCCACCCCGACGCCCCTGCCGCCACCCGGTACCTCGAGCTTGATGGTGACCGGCTTCCGGGAGGCGATGGGCCAACTCGCGCAGAGCTTCGCACCGGGCGACACGATCTTCATCCAGGGCCAGGGGTTCGGGGCGGTGACCGGTCAGGTGATGATCGGCGTGAAGGCGGTTCCGGTGCTGGTGTGGACGCCGACTGAGATTCAAGTGCGCTGCCCTGCTCTTGATGCAGCCGCCCAGACCATGGCGCTCATGCTGACGGTGACGCACGCGGACGGGAAGCAATACGAGCGACTGAAGGGGTTCACGATCATGGGGGTGCCGGGTAGGAGGAAACCATGAAGAACCCGCGCCCCTGGGATCACTCCGACCTCGGCGGCGGTGGTGATTCCTACCCCGGCGCCTCGTTCGATCCCCGCCCCTTCCGCGCTCCTCCCCGGCGCTCCGGCGCGGACCACCACAATACGCAGTTCTCGTCCGCGCAGAAAACCGCCATCCGCACCCGCGTTCACGGCGATGGGGCCACCTATCGTGAGGTCGCCGCAGAGATGGGCGTCACCCCGACGACCATCTGGCGGATCGCGCACAAGAAGGACTGACTCACAGAAAAACCCACGGAGTTTAACTCCATGGATCCTTCTGCGCTGACCCTACGGGTCATCCACCTCCGGCTTCGCTTTCACTTCGGATTGAGATCAGTATATCTCATTCTCCCTTACGCCTGAAATTCCTCAAATTCGGGGTTGACACGAGTCCTCTGTTGCGTTTAGAGGTAGAACCGTGACCGATCCCGTGCCTACCAAGATGCTGGACGCCGCGCCGGGCGAGTATCTGATCCGTTGTGAGTGTGGCGCTTTCATTGGCCTCACCCGCGAGGAGAAGACACTCTGCCCCGCCTGCGGCAAGCGGTATCCGGCCTGGGTGGATTACGCGAAAGGTCGCCACAAGAGCCTGCGTTGCATCCTGTATCCCAATCCTTGAGGGCGGCCGTCTCCTCCTACCTCTCGCGGCCGGCTGCCCTTTTCTTTTCGAGTGACTGATGGTTATCACGAAAGAATTCGAGGCGAAAGCGCTCACCCCGATGGGGGAGAGTGACGCGCTCGCTCTGATCAATAAGCTGGCTCCTTACCCGGTCGAGTCCTCTCAGGTGTATCTCGGGAAAGCGCGCCTGGCGAACACCGAGACCGACCGAGCGTTCGAGCGGTTCCCAGTTAGCTATCTGGAGCGGTTCGCGCAGACCTTACCCGGCAAGCCGGTCCTCGAGGGCCACGACAAGACGAAGAGCCCTTCCGGTCGCTGGTTCGACGCGACGGTCTCCCGGGACGAGCGCGGCGTGACGCACCTCGTTGCCGACTACTACACGCTGGCTGGGAGCGAGCTTTCTCACAAGATTCAGACCGGCATTGCCCGCGACGTCTCGATCGGTTTCCAGGCAGCGGGTCGGACCTGTGACCTGTGCAGCGCCCCGTATGACGGCGCGAAAGGGTGCGACCATCAGGCGGGGCAGCAATATGACGGGAAACTAGCCACGGTCAGTTACTCAGGGGATACCAACCGCGTGGAGGCGATGGAAGGCTCGTTTGTCTGGGTCGGCTGCCAGCGCGGGGCCACTGCTATCGGAACAAAGGCGTTCTGGCCGGGGGGCGGCATTCTTCAGGTTGAGTATGCGACGGGCACCGAAGGGATGAAGCTCACTCCCGCCGTCGCCACCGGCGCACCAATGATCGTCGGCGGCTTCGTGCATCCGCCCGTTCAACACCAAGGAGAGCAGATGGAAAAAGCGGAGCTGGAGGCCCAAGTGAAGGCCCTCACCACCGAGAACGAGGAGTTGCTCGCCAAGGCGGCGGCTCTGGCTGCCAACGGCCAGTTCGCCCTCGACGGCAAGCAGTACCACGATGACCTGATCGGGGAGATCGGTCGCAAACTCGGCGTTTTGGAGCGGCCGGCGGAATTGCCGCTCGCGCTCCTGGAGAACGCCAACCTCGTCCAGTTGAAGAAATTCGACAGCGATCTGGGCGTCGAGATCAACAAGCGGTTCCCGCCCTCGCCGCAATCGAAGATGGTCGGCGAGCCGAATGGCGCGGTGCTGATCCCGCCGGGTGAGATGCCACCGCCCCGTCTGCGAACCTCTGTCTTCGGCCAGTGGGGAGAGGAGTAGCCATGGCGATCCGATTTGCGATCTCCGGGGACCGGTTCGCCTCCAGGGCGGGGTCCATTATCCCGAAGGCGTTCGCCACGGCGCGGTATGCCGCGCCGCTGAAAGGGCACCTGGTCAAGCAGGACACGACGGCCCTGTTCAACGATGGTGTAGTCCAGTGCGTGGCCAACGATCCGCCCTACGGGATGGTGGAGTCAGTCAACTCCGGCGTCAACAATCAGGCCATTCCGCTCTCCGTCATCAAGCTGGTGAAGGCGTTCTCGATGGTGTTCGAGTGCGTTGGGTCACCGGCCCTCGGCCAGCAGATCCAGGCGAACGGCACGGCTGGCACCATTCCGATCGAAGGCGTCTTGCGCGATCAAGTCAAAGGGGTGGCCTCGGGCGGCGTCGGGACCATCGTTGAGATCGACGCGGGCGCGGCGCCGGTCCTGATCCGCGTCGAGTTTGGGAGCTAACCCCAGTGAGTATGCAAACGTTTTCTAAAGATATGGTCGATGGGATGTACAAGGGCGCGCTGGCCTATACCGAGGGCGAGAAGAATCTGAAGTGCCAGCCGCTGCAGTTCATGGGCATGCAGGCCTACAACAATGGCGTCTGGCCGGACGACCAGAAGCTCGAACGGCTCACCGCCAAGATGGTGGCTGATCTGGGGACGCCGGAATGGGCGACCAAAAAGCGCCGCGAGATCAAAGAATTGGCCGCCCATAAGTGGGTCTTAAACGAGTACTTCAAGGATCGCGGCGTCACGATGAGCGGGGACCACGCCGACTCGATGGAGAAGGCGTTCTCCGTCAGCCCGGCCGAGCTGACCGTGTTCCCGTTCTTCTGGGACACGATCATCATCGAGAGCTTGCTCGCGGTGCCCTTGCTCGATATCCTGGTCGCCCAGACGCAGAACATCAATTCCGGGACCGCCGTTCACGCCGTGATGAACGAGACGGTGCTCGACCGCTCGATCGGGCTGACCGGTGAGTTCGCCTCCTTCCAGGAAGTGAATGTCTCTTCGACCGAGAGTACCATCCGCCTCCTGAAGTTCGGCGGGCAGCTCTCCATCTCCGATGAGGCGATGCGCCGGCAGCGGATCGACATCTTCCAGCGCGGCTTCGCGCGGTACGGCCGGCAGATCGCGATTGACATCACCGACCTCGCGGTCGACATCCTCCTGAACGGTGACTCGACCTATGGCGGCACGGGCGCGGCCGTCCCCACCGTGGCCTGCGCCTCGACCGGCAACCCGTCCTATGCCGATTACGTCAAGGCCATGATGAAGTTCCCGATTGGCTACCAGCCCACGGACTACATGATGGGCGCGAGCGGCATTACGAAGCTCTTGAACGTGCCGCAGTTCGAGGACCCCCTCGCCGGTTTCGCCTTCCAGAGCCGGGGCGTGTATCCGCGGCAATTCGGCCTGGAGCCGCATCGCTGGGATAGCACGAAATCCACCTCGTGGAGCCCCGGCGGCGTGTCGGGCGACTCGACGACCGAATTGCTGATCCAGCGCGACCGAGCCCTCATGATGTACACCGAAGGCGGACTACAAACGGAGATGGAGCGGGACGCGCGTATGCAGACTCAGGTAATTGTCACGAGCTGGTATTTGGCCTTTGCTGTGGCCGATCGGCTCGCCGCTGTCAGCTTGACTGGAGTCGCGTAGGACCGCGCCGATTGAGTTCCGCCATTTTGCGAAACTGTTCATCGCGCCATTCGATGACCGACGGCGGAACGATGCGATAGGCACGCGAATCAAGATGATCTTGAAACTGGATCGCCAGATCGGCTTGCTCGGCTTTGATCGAAATAGCATCCCGCAGATAGCGGAGGATAGCCGCTGCTTGGCCACAACTCGCCATCCAAACGAACGCGGGCGCCCAGAGATCATTGTCCCTCTTCCGTTGAGACTTGAAGCCTCCCAGGAGTGCGGTCGCGTCATCAATGGGAATCGGGTTTGTGTTCACAATGGTGAGGCGGATGTTCCACTGGGTGCCGCGGCTGTGGACGTGTCGAATCAGGCTGATACAGCCCTCGCCGTCGAGGATGCCGGCAAGCCAACCACGCTTTGCCTCCGTTATGTCGGGAGGCGTCCACGGGCGCAGTTCCCGCGGCGCGTGCGGCGGATCGGTCAGGTGCTCCTCAACCTGCTTCCGGTTCACAAAGACCGCGTGCTTCTCGGGTGGGCCAAAGTTCGCGCTCTGAAGCTGTCCCTTCTCAATTCGCTCACAAACCGAATTGCGACTCAGGCCGAGGAAGGCAATGGCCTCGGTGAGCGGCATCCAATCGACACCGCATTCCGCTTCCGTGGGTGGGTTGACTTTCATCCGGGCCGCTCGCTGTTCCACCGAGGCCCGGTCGAACTCCCATGGGATGCTGCCATTGCGATGCGGCGTCGTGGACTTTCGAGCAACAACGAAGCCGTCTTTGGCGAGCCGATTCACCGGCAGGCGCTGCATTCCGAGAATTGCCGCCGCCTCTTCTCCTGTAATCCATTCTGTGTTCATTGCATCCTCCAAGTATGTTTTAACACAGAATACACAAATATTACTCAAATGAGGGCTACCTAATGGCGATCACCCGCCGACAAGACGAGCGGCCGGAAACGTATCAGGAGCGGAGCGACCGGATGGACGCGCAAGTGAAGGCGACCCGCGAGCAGCAGCACCTCGATAACGCGAAGGCGCGGGAGAGCCAGCGGCTCGCCGACGAGCGGCTGAAAGCGTTCTACGCGAGTGGGCGGATGCGGCGCCGGCCGTGTGAGATCGACCCGCAAGGAAGGTTAAGCTAATGCCGATCCCCCGCTTTTGGGGCGGTCAACTGACCGCGGCGGATATGCTGGCCGGCTCTTTGACCGGCGCCGCCCTCTCCCCGAATCAGTCGGTGCGCCGGCAGAGTTCCACTATTGGGACCATTGCGGCGACGGGCAGCGGGGAGATTCTGATCCGTGCGCCCGTCACCGGGGCCATTGCGACGGTGAGTCTGGTCGCGAACAATGCCCTGGCGGCGAGCGACACCAACTTTCTGACCTTTACTTCGATCAACAAGGGCACGGGCGCCGGCTCGACGGCGATCTTGACCGCGGTGCCGACCAATACCACGAAGGCGACGGGCGGTCAGGCGATCGTCGCCTATACGCCGGTAGCCTTCGCCCTGGGTGCGACTCTCGCCGTGACCGGTGGCGACGTATTGACCTTTAGTTGGTCAGCGACGGGCACTCTGGCAAACACGGTGACGGGCGTCACCGTTATCTTTGTCTTCACGTCCACCACGTAGATGCCTCTCACTCCGCCTGTCCTGCCGGCAGACGTAGAGGCAGTGGGGGCCTTAACGCCGCAACTGTTCCGGCTGGCGGATCAGGTGAGCCTCGATGCCTTCGTTCAGGGCTGCATTGATTTTGCCGACTCCTGGATGCAGGGTCACATGGGCGCGGCGAATTACGACCTCCAGCAGTTCCCCTGGCAACACACACTCCAGAAGCGCGGGCAGATTTACCTCGCCCTCGAAGCCGCGACAGATACGCTGAAGGCCGAGAAAATCTACGGCACCCACTACCCGCTCCAGTCGGAAGAGAGCGCGTCCTATGAAGCGCTCATTGACAACGAGTGGGGAATCAAAGCCATGCAATCGCTCGACCTCTGGGTGACAGTGGAATCAGCCTCGAAGGGGTTCGCGCTGCCGATCTTCTCCACCAGCTCGCCGATCCCCGAGGGCGACTGTCCATGGGGTGTGCGAGAACCCCTCGATTCGCTCTACGCCCGCCTCCTGGATCACGCGCGGGGGATCAGTAACTCTTCGATCCGAACGGTGGCCCGCTAATGGCCTTCACCGCCGAGGAGCTGGTCAAAACCTGGCAGGCGCGCACCGGCCGAGTCTCGCCGGAGTTCCGGGGCCTGACCGAGCGCACGGGACGGCGAATGCTCGTCGTCTCGAAGCAGCATATGCGGAAGCAGATTTACAGCATTCCGGAAGATATGACGGCGAGTGGCAAGAAGAAATGGGTCCGTACCCAGCGCCTCCTGAAGGGCGAGAAACTGGAGTATGCCCCGGACCGCTCGGCCGTCACGCTGACGAACGAGGTGCCCTATGCCCGCGCGCGGCATGAACTCGGCCGCGATGGGCGAAGGACGAAGCGGATTGCCCACTGGCGAGAGGGCATCTATCAGGAGATTCTCGAGGAAGTCCACGCCGATATGGTGCTGACCCGGCACCGCATCTTCACAGGGGGTCTCTGATGGCGCGGATCACCGGGAAGGATTGCTCCCTCTATTTCTACACCGGCGCCGCCTGGGTGCGCGCTGCGGACCTGTACGAGTGGGAGTTGAACTATGAGGACGTACTACTTGACGTGAGCATTAAGGGCGATCTGGTCGAGCGGATGATGCCCTCTCACTTCCGTGGCCGGCTCTCCGCGAAGCGCTGGACGGAAGACGTCTCGGGCTCCCTCGTCTTCACGCTGTTGGCCGCGACGAACGGCCGGGTAGAGTTCGCCGTCCTCGGTATCGACACGTTGGCCGATACCGACGCGAGCAGCTTCTCGACGTCTCCGGTGCGGGTGCAGGCGACAGGCTATGTCACCCGCGGGCAGGCGATGGTTCCGCGTGAGGGAGTGCAGGACAACCTGGAGATCGTGCTCGATACCTACCCGGCGGTGCTGGCATGAGCGCGCCCGTTCATATCACCTCACCCACCGCGCGGAACTTCCTCAATGGTCGTTATGCGGAGTGTGCGATCGGCGGTGTGGTGCTGGTTTTTCTGTTCAATTTCCGTATCCGCATGAATGCCGACTACGCCAACTTGACTGCGGCGGGCGACCGCTGGAAGGTGAATGTCTTCCTCGATGCCGATTGGACCGCCGAGGCGCGCGGCTATATCGCACCGGCGGCAGTGACCTCCTATCTGTCCGCCTCGATGACGGCCGGCATTCCCCAGCCGCTCACCTTCACCGCCTACAGTGAGTTGGCGGCCGGTGGCCATAAAATCTGGGAGGGAACTTGCTACATCAAGAGCGGCGAGATTTCCGCGCCGATGGCGCTGGTTGAACAGAGCCTCGAAGTGATCGGCAGCTTCAAGCCGACGAGTGGGGTGGGATGAGCGACAACGAAGAGCGGCCCTACCAGGAGCCGGAAGGCGATCCGCGCGAGGCGCTGCGTCGAGAGAAAGTCATCCTGCCCACCGGCTATGTCTGGGTCTGGGGCCTGGATACGGCGGAAATGCTCGCCGTCAAGGAGCGCGCCATGCGGCCGTCCATCGATCCGCGTGGCGGGGTGAACGAGTCAGCGGCGACGGCGTGGCTGGTGGCGATGTGTACGCGGCGAGAGGGCACGGTTGGCAGCCCACGGGTCTGGGATGATCTCTCGTATGACAAGGTGTTACGACTTCCGGCCGAGGTCTCCGGGAAACTGGTACAGGCGTGCCGGCGGGTGAACGGCATGTCGGAAGAGGAGGTCGAGGCGACCGAGGATTTTTCAAAGGCGACCAGGGCGCCGAAACCCTCGGACTCTACGTCTTCTGTGTCGAGCAACTCCGCCGGCTCCCCTCCGAACTCGGCCGCGTCCCTTATCACGAGATGATCGCGGCGCAGATCGCCCTGACGGTCGTGGGCGAGCGCCGGAAGGCTGCTGCTGAAGCGATGGCAGGCCGATGACGATCACTGACGAGCTGATCACCCGCTTCTCCGTGGTCGGCCTGGAAATCTTCCTCGGCGCCTTCGCCGCCGCTACCGCCGCGATTAAGGTGTTTGCCGACGAATCGAAGCAGATATTCGAGACGGGCGTCGTCTTCAAGAATCTGGGGCTCTCACAATCCACTGAAGAGATTCAGCGGTTCGCTGACAGCCTCTCCCAGGTCACCGGCCTCGGTCGCGGCGCGATCGAAGGCAGCGCCGGCCTGCTGGCGAGAGCTGGGGTCGGCGGCAACGAGTTAGAGCGTACCCTAAAGATCATCGGAGACACGGCGAGGGGAACAGGCAAGAGCTTCGATGAGGTGGGAGGGGCCATCGAGAAGGGCATCCTCGGCCACATGCGCGGCTTGGTACAGTTTGGGATTGCGCTCCAGGACACCGGGAGTAAGGCGGCAAACCTCGCGTTGATTCAGCAGCAGTTGAATCTCCGCTTCGAGGGGGCTGCCGAAGCGTTCCGGGACACGCTGCCCGGCGCGATGGACGCTTTTCAAAACAGCTTGCAGCGGTTCCTGTCGGGGCTGGGAGAGCAGTTCGCGCCCGTGGCGATCCGAATACTCAACTCAATCACGACGGTTGTCGATTTTCTGACGGCTCATATTCAGACAGTCGCGGACCTGTTGGTCAATTCGATCTTCGGCCCGCTTGGGGTACTCGGCTTTCATCTCCTGCAACAAGACACTGGCAACCCGCTCTCCAAGGTGGGTCACGGTGGGGACCTGGCGACCGAGGCGACGGCACTGCAGATCGCTGACAACACGAAGATGATGGCTGACGCCGTGACACAGCAGGTCCTCGGCGGCTCCGGTGAGATCGTCAACCAGTCCTTTGGGTTCCTGCAAGCCCGCTTGGCTATGGCGATCTAATGGCCGGCCGCGAGGTCCTCTTCTGCCTTCTGGAGATATTTCTCGTGGTCTCTTTGGTAGACAGACCGGTCGCCTTCAGGGCCGCTCTGATCGACGCCCTGGCGGCGCCAGGGGCCGTTGCTGTAGCCCTGAGCCCACTCCTGGTTCCAGCCTTCCGGATGGTCTCTCCGCCAGATCAACTGCGCGCGGGCTTCAACCTCGCGCGCGTGGTCTGCCTGTTGAATCGAGTGAACGACAGACCATGCGATCAGGGCGTCGTGGCCGTAGACGACGAGCACGCTGATGATCAAGGACACCAGCGCGGCGATCAAGACTGTGTGTTTCATTGATGGCAGCTACCCACCTTGTCCTCGACGCGCCGCTGAAGCAGATCGACGAGCCGGGATTCGGCAAAGAGATCACGACGAAGCAGCTTGCCGCCTTCGGCAAGGCGCTCGAAAACGGCTCCGAGAAGACACTCTGGGCCGACCCTCGCACCCACACCGTCATGCTGCGGCCGAGGCAGCTCGACACCACATGGCTCGATTCAACGCAGCAAGTTCCCTGGATTATCCGCCTCGCGCAGATGGATGCGAACGCATCGGACCTGACGAACGCCGTGATTACCGAGCATGCGGCGTTCGGGAACACCGCGAGTCCCTGGATCTACCACACCCAGACGAGTCTCTCGGACTACTACCCCGCGGCAATCAACCCATTTCCTACCACCGGCGTACCGCTGATGACCGGGATCACGCCGGGTGTCGATCCCGGCTCCCTTGATTCTTTAACGGTCAGGCCGAACGCTGGTTACCAACTCCCGACTGTCCTGCCGCCGCCGCCGCCCACGGCGCCGCCGACGCCGAACAAGACGGTGGACACGACGACCGGGCGCTTTCCGGTACAGACGAAGCAGCCACTCGCGGCCAATCAGGGCCTCTTCCTGCGCTGGCTTCACCCACCGAACAACCTTGGTTTTCCAGCAACCTACCGTTTCTATATTGGTCAGTTCGCCGTCGAGATCAAGGACAGTTTCGTTCAGGTCTTCCAGGATATCAGTCAATCCGGGGATCGGAGCAGCTTCAAGCACGTCGCCACGTTGAATCTCTACAGTCACAGCCCCTCGGGCCTGGACGAGGAATCTATCGCGAACAACTTCCAGCCGGTGAACTCCGCCGACGACCCGACCTACGCGCAGCACCGCTGGCTGTTGTGGCTGCCGTTCCGCCGGCATCAGGTGCTGCTCTACACGAACACCGGCCGGAGCAAGCTGATTCAAGTGCGGCCAGTGCCGGTGCGCCTTCCCGACAACAGTGATTGGGATATCGTCCGCTCGGACAAGCTCCTGGTCTGGTTCCTCGTCCCGCATTGGGGACGCATCCAGGTTCAACGCCTCGCGTACAGCCACAACGCGGCGACCTGCAACTTCCCGCCGGTGACGCTCGACTTCGTGCCGGCGGCGGCGCCCGCGGTGACGTTGATCGCCGACCAGGACCACGGCACGAGCATCACGATCAACCAGAGCACGCCGCCCTCTTACACCCTGCCGATCAACAACAGCGATGACTGCCCGAAGATTCCGATTGCCCTGCCGGCGCTCCAACTGCGGCAGTATGGGTACCAGGCCGTCTTTCAATCCTCCGCGCTCGATGTGAACACCGACGCGGACTGGACCCCGTTCTTCTACAACCTGCGGCTCACGCGCGACCCGACCCTCATTCCGGCGACGACCACACCGACGACGGTGGACGACACGACGGCGAACCCGCCTTCCGGTGCCTACGTGATCTCCGCGGAGTTCTCGGCGGGGTTGAAGCCGGGTGAGGGGCGCGCGACCATTGAGGTCGCTGACCACCCGGCCTATGCCCTGCAGAACTACTACTACCGCAGCGGCAATCCCATTCAGATCAAGCGAGACACGGCCGTTGCTTTCACGGGCTACACGATGCCGCCCGGCCTGGAGCCTCTGAAACAGGACAACACCCTCGCGCGGCGAGTGACCTTCACGGCATCGGATCGCTGGCACCAGCTCGCGCGCACCTACCTTCGGGACAACAGGGACTGGTCCGGCGTTTCACACCTGGACGTCGTGCAGAAGGTCATGCAGCAGGCCGGAGTGGACACGACCGGGATGGAGCTGCCCCCGAACACCAGCCAGTACAACCAAGTGCTCGGCATCGTCGGGCCGCAAGACCTGACGAACATGGAGCTGGATGGCCGCACGAACGGCCCATGGCAGCCGCGCCCGTCGGAGACCGCTGCCTCCTTCGTGCAGCGGATCGCCAGGCACTTCTCGAACTACATCGTGGGTTTCCACGGAACCGGCGAGCCGTTTTACATTCCCCGGTATTTCCGTACAGCCTCAGAATTGACTCTCTATGAAACCGCGGCGGCGGCGACAGCGGACGGGAGCCCCGGCGCACCGCTTTTCCGCCGGACACCGTTCACGACCATCGCGCCTGAGGCGATCGTGATTCTTGTGAAGGCGATCAATGTTCAAACAGGCAGTCCAGCGTTCTCTTCCTTGTGGGTAGACTGGGCGGCGATCCGCAATAAGAACGTCGTCAACTTCCTCGGCTGGCCGAAAACAGAGGTCGTGACCATCTGGGGCAGCTACTCCTGTCGCGGCCTGAATTGGGTAGCGCGGCGCATCTGGGAACAGACCCGGCGGCGGTTCCTGCGTATGCGTGTTGATTGTGACTATGACCCGATCATCAAGGTCGGCCACTGCGTCACCTTGCACAACTACGGCCTTTACCGGGTTCAGGGATACACGGCGACCATTCGCAAGTCAGCGATCCCACTGATGACGGCAGACCTGGAATACGTCGAGACCGGCTACGGCTTGCCTGCGATGGCCACGGGCCAGACCACGCTGACCCCGACAGGATAAGAGCGATGAGCGACAGCGGGGCGGAGTATCGCCACCTGATTGAAGGAGTGATCGACCAGCAGCTCGACGCGGCGGCGGCGCGGCGCGGCTGGGACCTGGGAGGGCAGGCGCAGGCAGCGCAACTCTCGACCAGTGGCGCGGGATTGAATGACCAGATAGCACAGACATTTGCCACCGGCTATGACGGCACGGTGACCACCCTGGGGTTCACTTTTGACATATCGCTCCTTGATGGACCGGATCAACTGGTGTGAGTCTCTGGCGGGTAGAGTGCGACTTTGACTTAGTGAGTCCCTCGCTCGATGCGGCAGCGTTGGGCGCGCCAAGCAATACGTCCGGCGCGGGATATGGGATCACAGCCTCTGATGGGCTATTTCAGCTCTACCTGTGTCACTCCATGGTTCATGACGCGGAACTGAATTCGCCCTTCGTGCCGCAATATCACAGCCGTGCGGTGGCTGGTGTTCTGGCGCTCCCGCCGGGACCGAACCCGAACCTGTTCCCGCTGGCCCGTGCCTTCTGGCTGGGTGACCATGTCTTCGACGCTCTCGATGGCGGCGTGGCGTTTACAGCCGGTGGCATCTTTGCAATCGAGAAGAATACGACGACCGGAGACCTGCGCTTCATCACGCCCATGGGAACATGGAACACGACATCGCTCTCTGCTGGGCTGCCGACGAGCACGGAGATTCGACCCCTGTCGGTGGGGATCATCCTGCGGGTGCAAGACTTCTTCTTTCCGCCCACGACACCCGCGCAGAGCATCGATATCCACTTCCGGAACTTCTATGGCCGACTGAATGGGGGCGTCATCAGTGGCGCAGCCTGCACGGCCGCCGATCCCGGGATCTGGTTGCCGTGGGCAGAAAGCGATGACTTCTTCACGCTGGTCAGTCTGACGCCGACGCAGCAGACCTCCGACTATGAGGCACTGCTCGCTTTTCCTAGCCAGAATTTGACTACGTCAGGCAGCAGCGAAGATGCCTGGTACCGACCGTTCAACGGACCAGACCGCCTCGGGATGGACACGACGGACATGGAGACCGCGCCGGAGCATGGTGTCCTCTGGCGAGCGACGGCGTCCTCGGACATGGTGCTCATAGAAAACAGCTTCGATAATGGGCATTCCTGGCTGATGGTGAGCGCCTTTGATGATGTCTCGACAAACAATTCCTCACCGTCGCTGACGTGGTATAATCAGAGACTGTACGTAACCTGGTTTGATGGAACGGCGATCCGTTCGAGTCGTTCCCTCGATGGAGGCATGAACTGGGCTGTGCCGACAACACTTCCCTTTACAGGCACCAATCCACGCCATATCGTGGACCGCACCGGCGGCGGCTCGTTCTATTTCTATTTCGATGGATCAGGAAATCTGAAAGTCTCGATCACTTATGATGGCGGCGGGAGCTGGGACGGACCTTTCACGGTGGGCTCATCCTTGACGCCGCAGCAGATCGACGCCGAATTTGCGCCGGATGGCTCGATCATTACTTCCCTCTTCGTTGGCGGTGTCTGGACACAGTACCGGAGCCGCGACCTCGGAGTAACCTGGGCCTAGCATGCCAACTCCGAACATCTTTCCAAATCACCTTGTCGGCGACACCCTACCCGCCGCGGACTGGGATAATTCCTTCGCGCTGGTCGAAACGAGCTTCCTCGACCACGGCGCTTACGTGGTCAGTGGCCTGGTCGCCTCCATCGGCACGGGCCTCTCTGTCAACATCACCGCCGGGCATGCTGTCATTGGCGCCGATATCAACTTCGCGGCCGGCTTCACGATCAGCAGCCTAACGAACGCGACGACCAACCACCTTTACGTCCTTCAGAACGGAACGGGCACCTCGAACACCACCGGCACCCCTCCGGCGAACAGCGCTAAGCTAGGTACAGCACTGACAGCCGGCGGCGTGGTCACTGCCGTCAATATGGGCCGCACCGCCGGCCGGCAGCAGTTCGTCCAGCCGCAGAACCTCCTCCTCGGTGGTATGGCGGCCGGGATCACCTCGGCCGGCCATCCGGACGGCGGCAACCTGGCCTCCTGGGGTGCCACCGACGCGGAGGGCCAGCAGTTCTTCGGCACCCTGCCCGCGGGCGCGGTGGCCGGGGGCGGCAGCGCCACGATCGCCAGCGCCAACAACTTCACGGCCGTCCCGAACAGCTTCAGCGGCACGGCCGCCGCCTCGGCGAACAATGCCTCCGTGCAGCTCGGTTCCGGCGGCTTCGCGGGCGGCGGAACGAACTTCACCGGCTCGGCTTCCGGCACCGTGCTCGGCACGAACGTCCCCGCCGCCTTCGCCGGGTCGATCAGCGACCACCAGCAGGCCGGCCTCCCGGTGTTCAAAGTGCTCGCCAATTCGTCGACCGCTGGCGCCGGCCAGGTGCTCGTGAACGCGGCGGCGGGGGTCGCGACCCTGACCCTGGCGCGTGCCGCCCAGAGCAATCCGACGATCAAGCAGATGTACGCGATGGCCTGCCCGGCGGACACGAACCTGACGGCCTCGACCGAGGCGTTCGACATCAACTTCAACATGTCCCGCGTTCGCGGCTTCGCCAACGGCAACATCACCACCCAGCGGGCCATGATCATCCAGCCGCCCGCCTATGCCTTCGTCAGCGGCTCGAACACGATCACCAACGCCCCGACCGTGGCGATCACCGGCCCGCCGACGCCTGGCTCCTTCGCGACGATCACGAACCCGATGGCCCTGTGGATCCAGTCGGGCGTCACGCAACTGGATGGGGATGTTCACGTTCAGGGGCTCTCGACGGCGTTCCGGGCCGTCTCGACCAATGCGACGTTCGGCGTGACCGACTTTGCGATCTATATGGACGCGACCGGCGGCGCGCGCACCGTCACGCTGCCCTCGGCGGCGAGTGTTCCGGGCAAGATCGGCCTGGTAAAGAAAACGGATGTTTCGGCGAATACCGTCACGGTGACGGCCGCGGGAGGCGACACCATCGAGGGAGCGGCGACGGCCGTGATTTCCGGGGCATTGTCCATTCTCTGGTTCCAATCCGTGGGCGGAACCCAATGGTATCTGGTCAAGCAGTAAGGAGGAACGCTGATGCCGCCACGCACGCCCCCAGGAACGCGCTACGCGCCCCGCACCCTCGATAGGCCTCCCGAGCCGTCGCCAATGCCGGAGGCCTTCCCGGCTGCCCCTGGGGCTGCTCTCGCGGCCTTTCCGCTCCACTACCCAGCGCCAGGGCCCACCGGAGAGGCCTTCCTCTACTCCCAACTGCAGAACGCCATGTTCGCCGGCGCGGCGAACACGTTCACGCTGCCGCAGACGTTCTCCGTCACCGATCCGGGTGAGACAGCGGGGGTCCTCTCCGTTCTCATCACCGATACCGTGGATGGCACGGGCGACCCGACGACGATCCGCCCCGCGGGGCTGGTCATCAGCCATCACAGCACCCTGGCGCCGGTCGGTGGCGTGGGCGCTTCCATCTTCTTCACGACGCAGGACCTCGCCCGCACGGACGTCCGGATCGGTAAGCACGCCGTCGAGATCACCGACCCGACACCGAATGCCTGTATTTCCACCCAGGCATGGAGCGTGTTGAAGAACGGCACGGAGGTCGAGGTACTCCGCATCCGGGGTGGCCAGGGGATGGCGCCGACCTTCTTTGCCGGCGGCAGCACGGCCACGGGCGGCGGGGCGGCGGGGCTGGTCGGAGGTCAGGCGTGGGTGAGAGGCGACCTGCTGACCACCGGGGACCGCCTCCACCAAAAGACCGACGCCGTGAATAACGCGCCGCTCCGGATCGCGACCTACGAGCATCTGCTCTCCGCGGGGTCCGTCACGGCCGGGTTCGGCGTCGAGCACTATTGGCAGAGCCGGGACGGATCGAACAACCTCGTGCCGATCGCTCGACAGCAGATGATCGTGACCGGGCCGACGGCGGGGGCCGTGCAGAGCGCGCAGATCTGGACGGTCAGTTACAACAGCCAGGAGGTCGAGGTTGTTCGTATCCGGGGAGGAGTCGGGATGGTGCCGACGGCGGGCGCTTCGTTCGTGGCCGGCGGGGTGGGTGGAGAATTCTTCCTGCGTGGCGATTTTCGTATGGGAGGCCAGAACTTCGGGGTGTTTGGTGTCGCGCCCGTGTCGCGCCAGACAGGCGGGGTCGCTTCCGCAACGGGTTCCTACACGTCTACAGAGCAGGGCATGATCAACCGGATGTATACAGCCCTTCAGGCCTATGGGTTCCTCACTTGACATGCTTCCAGATTCTTCCCGGGAGACAAAGAGATGGGATGTCCAGCTCATCGACCACTTCCTCGCCGCATCGAACGCACTCCCACGGACGCCGAAATGCGGGACATGCATGAGGAGCGCGAAGCCCGGCGCGAAGTGGAGTCGTGGTTCACGGGACGGCAATATATCCGAGCGCCCTTCCGAAAGCAGGACTGGCCGCCCTACTGCTTCAAGAGCGGCGTTGCGCCGTTGAAACTGGTGGTTTACAAATGATCAGTCTGCTCGCCGCGCTGGTCTCGCTCGGCGCGATCACGGATAGCACCTCATGAAGACTAGATTCGCCTGGCTCCAGCGCCGCTCGGCGGTGAACATCTCAGCGGCATCGGCTTCCTTTCTGGCAGAATTGGAGCGGGAGGATCGGATGATCAGAGAGCGTGACGAGCGGCTTGAGCAGATGATAGGCGACCTTATGAGCTTCGCTGATCGCCCCGAGGTTCAGGAGGCCATGGCGATCATCATGAGCGAGGAGGACAGCCATGCCCGTAACCCTTGATGTCCCGCCGAATACTTATCCCGCCGCCGGGCTGACGCAGGAGGCATTTTTGTATGCCCAATGCGTGATTCTCGCCAATGCGATCAACGGCATCAGCGGCCTCTCCACGAACAACCCGAACACGTTCACGGCGCTGCAGACCTACTCGGCGCCGGCCATTTTCAACAACACCCTGACCACCACCGTTCAGGAAGTGAACCTGATCGATAACAACAACGCGACCGGCGTCGATTACCCGGTCGCGCTCGGGCACACAAACTCCGGCGGGGTGGGTGGCGCGGGTCTGGGCGTCGGCATCAATCTCACCGTGGAGAGCGCGACGGAGGGCGTGCGCGGCAGTATCGCCACCTTCGAGGCGCAGCAGACCGTCGCGACGGCCGGCGCGCAGACCGGCGAGGCCGGGATCAACGTCACCAACGCCGGCGCCTCACGGCGCGAAGTTACCTTCGCCAAGAACCAGACGCGCTGGCTCAACACGCCGCAGGCGACGGCGAACTTCGGGGCGATCTTTCTGGGAGACGGCGGCTACACGGGACCGGGAGGACAGAACTTTGCGGGAAACGCCAACGGAACCTGGTACAGCGGTAACGCCGACGGAGCCTTCGCGGGAGACTTGCTGCGCCTGCAGACGGGTGGCAAGGATCGACTCGTGGTCCCAGCGGCTGGCGGGGTCATCATCGACGCCAGCAACTCGTACGCCGGTAATCTGCTTGAGGTGCGGAAAAATTCGGTGGCTGTCTTCTCCATCTCGAACTCAGGAGCGATAGCCCAATCCAGCCTGCTCGGCCAGATCACCGACACCGGCACGAACACCGCACCCTTGACCCTGCGCCTCGCCCATTTCCTCTCCAGCGGCACGGCGGTCGCGAACTTCGGCACAGGAATGGAATTCTTCGGACAGGATTCGGCTGGGACTCAACTCCAAACAGCGAACATCACCTGCTTTGAGACGACGTTGACGCCGGGTGGGGTCGGCAGCGCGCTGGTGTTCAGCAACCGGCAGAGCGGCTCGACGGTGGAGTGTATGCGGTTCACCGGCGGCGGCTTCTGCCAGATCACCGGCACCTTGGCTCACGTCGGCACGGGGTTTGGAGCGTTCGCCGTCACGCCCACAACCCAACAAGCAACGGCATCGGCGGCAGGGATCACCGGAATTCGCACAGACACCCTCGCGAACGCTGTAACCGATATCCGCGTGGTGCTGACCGCCCTCCGGTCCTGGGCGGTGCAGTATGGGCTTACGGCCGCGACGGCTTAAGGAGAAACGATGTCTGAACATGTCAAGGTGACCCGCTTCATTGTCAGCGTCACCGCCATGGAGTCGGTCTGCAACGAGGAAGGCCGCCCCTTAAGGGAGACGGCCGCGCCGCAGACGCAGCTTGCCGTTTACTATCCGTTCCAGGACCCGGAGTTGAACCTGCGGCAACTGGCGCTCGGCATTGAGAAGGAGCGGAACGCGAACCTCGACGTGCCGGAGGAGGCGAGACGATGACGCCCGACCCCTATCAACACCACGGCACTGGCGCTCTGCTCCTGCGGCCGGACCCTCGCGACTGGAGCGCCCTCCTTCATCCGGGGATCGCGCAGGCCATGTTTGTCGGCACGCCCTCGACAGTCCGGCTGGGCGGCACAATTGGTGGGCTTTACAATCAAGGCGCCGAGGGGGCCTGTGTCGCGTTTTCCGAGGCGGGCGTCGTCTCGCGCGAGCAGACGATCCAGGGCCAGCCGTGGATCTGGATGGACGCGGAGAACCTATACCGTCGGAATGGGGGTTCCGGCCAGAACGGCGTGGATACGAGGACTACCCTGGACGACATCCTCAACAACGGGATCAACCGCCAGGATGGTGGCACACCCGTTCACATCAGCGCCTACCTCTTTGTGCCCAAAGACCCCGCGTTGTGGGAGCCGACGATCATGGCAGCGCTCTCCGTCGGCAAGGCGGTCACGCTGGCAACTTACCTGCCCGATAACTTCGGCTGGGACAGTTCCGGCGGTCCTAACCCCAATCGCTATCATCAAATTTATTTGGATGCGGGCGACCCCCAGTGGTGGGAACTGACCAATTCTTGGGGGCCAGGCTTTGGTCAGAATGGCAGAGGGCGGCTGCTCAAATCCTTTGTCGATCCGATGCGCGGCGACGTCTACGCCTATATCATCACGACGCTGACGATTACGCCGCCCGTGCCGATCCCCACGCCGACGCCTACTCCCATCCCAACACCGACTCCCACACCGACTCCCGTTCCGGTGCCCGTGCAGCGCACCCTCTCGGCCATCGCGACCGGCAGCAACGTCAACGTCCTGGCCGTGGGGAACGTCATCGCCGGCAGCACCGCCCAGGGATTCACCGGGCAGTTGGCGATCACCCAGATCAACGATAATCCCACTCCGACGCCCACGCCTGACCCGACGCCGACCCCTGACCCAACGCCCACGCCGACGCCGACGCCTGACCCCGGTGGCGATATCCTCGTCGAGATGACGACGAAGCCGTCGGCGTTTCGGAACACCGTGTCAGTGATCGTTTACACGGCAGATAAGGCAGGCCAGAGCTTTCCGGCCTCCGTAACCGGGACCGTGACCGGCAGTCAGGGAACGGTTCAGTTAGGCGGTTTGACGACCCATGGGACGATTTCCCCGGCGATCTGGACCGTGCAGCGGCCGGCGCCGTGGGGGCAAGAATGTACGGTCACCGTCTCGGCTTTTAACGGCACAGCCTCGGGGAGCGCGACGAAGAAGGGCTGATGAACGATCACCTCGTCCAACTCATCACGACGACGCTCTCCGCGATAGGCGGCCTGTCGGCGGCCTATAAAGCCTATCGGGTCGGCGAGCAGATCAAAGAGGTTCGGGTCGAGATCGATGGCCGGCTGCAGCAGCTCATCGAGGCAAAGGAGGAAGCATCGCACGCGCGCGGGCTGCGGGAGGGGATCACCACCAATGAGGAGCGGACCGCGGCTGCGACGACGCTCGCGCTCAGAGCCGCTGAGCTGCAGGCGGAGGCGTTGAAAGCCGAAGCACTCCGGGTCGCAGAAGCTTTAAGGGTTGCCGATCAGAAAGCGGAGGACTTGCGCCATTCGGTCAGCACCGAGGCGGCGATCAACGTGACGGGTTCGCCGATCAACATCATTGAGTCGAAGGATGGATGATGGACGGTCAGCCGGAGAAGCCGGGTCCCGATCCCACTGCCCTGACGACTTCGGCTTTGCTGCGAGAGGTTTCCAATCTCAAGGAACAGTTCGAAACCAAACTCGACGGCGAGGTTGAGATTCTTGAGGCCCGCCTCGCAGCTATCGATAAAGCGACGGCACTCTTTGAATCAAACCTCACTCGTGTGCCCACCGAGGTCGACAAGAGTATCTCGCACCTCCGGGACTTGCACGATGTCAAGTTCGACAGCATCCAGACGCAGCTCACCGACCTGGATGTCCTGCGGAACGAGAAGTTCGCGGGAGTGGACCGGCAGTTTACCCTATTGACCGCCTCCATCGATAAAAGCGAGAGAGTAACCAAGACGGGCGTTGATGCAGCACTCGAAGCGGCGAACAAGCAGAACGCGGCACAGGCAGAGACTTTTATGGTGGCCTCGAACAAGACGGAGGCGAACTTCACCAAGCAGATCGACCAGCTTCGTGACCTGATCCAGGCGACTACGAAGGCACTCGATGACAAGATCACTGATGTGAAAGACCGGCTGACCCGGATCGAAGGCGCTGCCGTGGGGCAGTTAGGCCAAAAAGCCGAGACCCACACCGGGAACACGACGACCATCAGCCTCATCGGCATCGGCCTCGCGATCCTTTCCGCCGTGATCGCGGTGAGCGCCTTCATCCAGCGCATGGGGCATCCGTGAGACCCACCTCGGCCGAATGGTGGTGGACAGCATTGATCCTGGCACTGATGGTTTTAATTCTCTGGCGGGCCATGCGGCGGTAGCAAGCAGGATTAGGAGAAAGGAGGAAATGGTATAATGAAACAGACCCCCGTGGGTCAAACTGACCGGCCCCTGCGACTCTTGCAACTATGCAGCTAAACATTTCTGTCTCATTTCAAGACGACGTGATACGAGCCTTTCTGGCTCGTATCGAGGAGGCAATCAAACAGTTGGCGACTCGTGCAGATTTCGACGCGCTCAAAAGCACCCTCAAAACGGACATCCAGTCCATTGTTCAGTCCGTGGCGGACCTGAAGACGCAGTTGGCGGCTGGGAATCCGATTACCGATCAGGATCTCCAGGATCTCCAGGATGACGTCAACCTGCTGACGGGGCAGACCCCGACCCCGCAGCCCAGCCCGGCGCCTTCGCCCTGATGGTCAGCGCAGCCCAGCCGAAGGCAGCAGCCGGTCCCGCGGGCGGCCTCTTGCCCGGCCACGTCAATCCGACGCTCAATCTGGGCGATCTGATCGGGTACAGCGGCCTCCTGGGCCAGATCATCACGGCGTTCGTGAGCGTGCATGGCCTTGCCGTGGGGCAGAGCGTCGATCTTCCCCCGTTTGAGAGCTACGTGCCAGGCGGGGGCGAAGGCGAGTTCGTGATCCATTACACGCGCAAGCGGTGAGAGGAAACACCGCCCGGCGCGACGAATAAAGAGGCCTACAACGCTTCCTTTCGTGTACTCTTCACTGCCGCCGCTCTACTCTAGAGCTGGCGGCATTTCTTTGAGGGAGAAAATCGGATGAGAAACGTCCCGGCATGGCGAGTCGCTTATTTCCACCCGACTCGTGGGAAATGGCACCTCATGCTCTATGAGCACCTTGACCATGCCGACGCAATGATGTACGCTGCTTACCTGCCCGCACTCACTCCGGGAGTGCGAAGTACATTGATCCCTTGCACGGGCCACGTCACCGACCACGGAGCGGACCAATGAAGGGCTGCGATAGCAATAGCAACCTGACCGCCCACGCCCCCTGCCTCTACGACGCGGGGTTTCGCTTCGCCGGGAGATACTTGAAGGAAAGCGCCTCGTGCCTCACCCACATTGAGGCGGCGAGCCTGTCAGCGGCGGGCCTGTGGGTCGTCGCCATTGTCGAGCGGGGCTACCCGACCACCGCCCGTTATTTCAGCGCGCGAGCGGGAGCGGCCGACGCGAAGTTCGCATTGGACAAGGCTCATGTCATTGGAATTCCAGCCGGAGCGACGTTGTATTTCACGGTCGACATGGATGCGCGCCTGGCAGAAGTCAAGGGGTCGATCACGAGCTACTTTCGAGCGATCGCTGATGTGCTGCACGACCATCCTTACAGCCTGGGAGTGTACGGCTCCGGGATGGCTTGCGCCACGCTGCTGAAGTCAACCCCGGTCTCTCACTCGTGGCTCGCCATGTCGAGAGGCTGGAGTGGAAGCCGGACGTTCACTGGGTGGTCGATCAGGCAGTTAGCCGGGGAGACGATCTGTGGGGTCGGGATCGACACGGACGAGAGCAATGGATTCGCTGGGGGCTTTAAGATCGCCTAGCATTCCGGCTTTAGCGGGTGGATACGTTACCCCTCATCGTTCGTCTCCTCATTCAAGGTGCAGAGTCACAATTTTCTCAACGAGGCGACCGACAACTTCCTTGGTTTGTCTTGCCATGTGCTGCGCCCAATTTATCGCCTCGGCTTCGTCCCAGCATTCCAGCGTCAGCAGAGCGCCATCCTTCATGGTCAGCGTCACTCGATATCGATCTCTCATCGCCCCCTCTTTTCCTCGCCTAGCCCCTCGGACTCCGATGCGGTCTTCTGACGCTCGATCAACAGCCGCACAAGCTCACGAGTCGATCTCGGTTTGGGACACTCTCCGGCGGGCCGCGCCGCGACGATGGCCTGATTCCTCATTACGCTAACCTGCGGTTTCCCTAAAGAGCAATACACGCGCTCGTCTGCTATCAGCAAGGCGCGGCATCCGTTGCAGGTGCGCTTCATGACTCGCCTCCTTCTCCCAGCCGCCGCCCCTCGAACGCGCTCCCGGTCAGCAGGCGCGGCATCCGCCCCGCGCTGACCTCCTGCTCGATCTGCGGCTCGGCCCACTCGCTAAACGTCTGGCCGTTACTCAAAACAGTCCAGGGCAGGAAGACCTGCTCCCAGGTCTGGATACCGCTCCGCACTGCTTCGAGCTGCCCGAAAATCCACGTTCGCACCGCCCGCCAGATGCGCCGCTCCTCCTGCTCGTGGACCTTCAGCGCAGCCGGGGTGCCGGCCGGGAGGTGGCCACCCGTTTTCGATAGTGCCCGCAGCGACTTATCCGGCAACGGCACAATGAGCCGCACGGTACGGCCTCCCTTGTGGAAGCCGATCAGGGCTCGGCAGGGCTCTTCCATGATACCGAACTGCGTGACGCCGTACTTGAGGAGGAGCGCCCGAATCTCGCCCTTCGTTTTGTCCGCGGAGACGGTGGTGTCCTCGAAGGCTCGGCGCTGGCTCATTCGGTCGGTTCCGGCTGGGGCAATCGGTAGATCACCGTGTCAGTCATCTGGTGGACTTCGACTTCCTGCTCCCCAGCGCCAGCCAGGAAGAAGGCTCGCGTTATCGCTTCCTTGCGGCTCTCATAGCGATCCTGGTTGCCCTCCGTGTCATCTGGCATCCAGAAGCCGCCCAGCCGTCGCACCAGCACCTTGTAGTGGCACCATTGCTTCATCTACTGCTTCTCTCCCTCTCTGCGAAGGATCGAACACCCGATCCGCCGCCCGCTCGTCGTCGCTCATGCGGGCTCGGGCCTCGTCAATGCTCTCTTTCTCGCAGTAGTAATCCCAGGCCCGATCATCCGCCTCGTCAATCGAGCGGAGCACGTCATCTGCCACCTCCCCGGTATACCAGCCGTCTGAAATCTGGTAGCTCATCGCTGGTACACCGCCAGTGCCCGCTCCCGCTCTTCCGGGTTCGCTCCCACCAGGAAGCATTCAACCCCAGGCGGGATCGGTCGCGGCTCCGGCTGCGGCTGGCTCACTTGCCGGCGGGCTAGCTCCAGCAAGCAGGCGGCTCCAGCACTGGTCCCGTTCTTCTCGCGGGCGAAGCGGATCAACTCCTGCTCGGTCAGGTTGGCAGCCTTGTCGGCAGCCCGGCTGAGTTTTGTCTGCGCTTCGAGGTGGGCCCTGACGGCCTGCCGATGCTTACAATCTGGAGGTGCTCGGTAGGTCGAATGCGGGCAAGAACAAGCATCGGCCTTGGCGCTGACGACATACATGCGCTCGGTCGTCTCGCTCTGCACCGCGTAGTTCCCGTCTCGCTGCCGGATGATCTCCATTGCCCTCTCCTTTTCGCTGCTCAACTGCTTACACTTACACTATACTGCAAGATGCAATATATGTCAACGTTGATAGGAATGGTTTTCTTTGCATGGCTAAGTGAACGGGAACAGGTCTATTGCCGCGCACTCAGCCATGCAGCTTATCGAGCCAGGCCAACCACTCGGGGCGCAGATGGACAGCGGTCACCTCTCGGTGATGCGCCGGGTGGTCGGGACGGATCGTCACCTCGATCGAGGCGAAGAAGGCGCGGGCGACGAGTCGGCGCTCAGCCTCCTCCATCTCAGCCCACCACTCGGGGAACGGATCGCTGTCGAGGGGCACGGCGCGCAGGATGGCGAAGCCGGCGGCGCCGGGTAGGGTGAGGTTTTGGATCTCCTCGATCTGGCGAGTGAGGCGCTCGACGGCCGCCTCCTTCTCGGCGCGCAGCGTGGCGATCCGGCGCAGCGCGGCGGGGCTGTCGGCATCGAGTTCGCGTTCGAGCAACTGCAGGAGGTGCCGCTCATGCCGATCGCGCTCGTTGAGCAGTTCCTCCAGGGAGAGGGCGTGCTCGGCGGTACGGCCTTCCTCGCGCTCATAAGCGGCCAGCGCCGTCCGGATCGCCGCGGGCTGTTCAAAGAGATGGGCGAGGGCGCTCTCCGCGGCGGCGTGGACGATCCCGCGCTCGATGTACAGCTTCGGACGGCCGGGGGGCAGCACTTCATAGAGGAGGCGATACCGACCGGGGACAGCGTAGGAGCCACAGCGAGCCGGGGCGGGAAAGGCGGCGAAGCGGACGATATCGCGGCACCAGCCCGCGCCGGTGAGCTTGCTGCGTCCGGTGCGGCGCCGGTCGAGTGTTTCCTGGATCGCCTCCCACTCGGAGCGGGTGCAGGCGTGGGGATACCGGTCATTGACCTGTTCCGGCCAGCGCCAGTCCGCACGGGGCAGGCGGGTATAGTCGCGGCGGCCGTGCCGATCCAGCTCCCCAGTGGGGCCGTGGCGAACGGCAGGCCAGCCGCAGATCGTCGGATTACGCAGCGCGGAGAGGAGGTTCGTCTCCGGGACGCCGTAGTCCCGCGCCAGGCTCTTGACGCTGCGGGTGAGCACCTCCCGGCAGGCGCGACAGAGCAGCGGGAAGCGGAGCGGCTCGGGAAGCAGGTTCTCCTCGTCTTTGCTCCAGAGATAACCCCAAGGAGCCTGCCCGTTGCGAATGAGCCCGCGCCGGAGCATCTCATCCCAGGCGCGGCGGACGCGCAGCTTGAATAACTCCTGCTCGGCGTTGGAGATCAACCCCAGGCAGTTGAAGGCGATCCGGTCCTCGAACACGGAGAGATCATAGTACCGCTCCGGCGTGCGAATGCGGATATCGGCCCGCGTCAGCGTGTCCTGAACGCGCCCCTGCTGGGAGAGGCTGCCGCGCGAGAGGCGGCTCATCTCGACCACGGTGACCATCCCGCCGGCCTGATAGGGGAGGCGCTCCCAGAGGTGCATCAAGCGCCGGAACACCGGGCGACTCTCGATCAGTTCCGCCGTGCCGATCTCCTCGAACATGTTGTCGGCGGGAATGGAGATCCCGTCCGCGGCCATCGTTCGCAGGAGCAGAATTCGGTGGTTGTCGAGGATGTGCGGGTCCTTCTCCTCGTCGCGGCTCTTACGAAGATACAGATAGCAGCGCGCCGGGTCGAAAGAATTGGCCGGTCGGTCCATGTTTCTGGCCTTTGGGAGAGCAAGCGATTGACCGATAACCTAGATTCGAGGAGGAGAACCCATCTTGACGCCGAAATAAATAGAACAACAGTTCGATATAATTGTGCAAGAGGGACCAATCATGCCGACTGAAGCGGTCGAGAGGGCGCTGCGGATTATCGCTCGGGTGTTGTCTCGGGCTCGGCGTTCGGCGCCGCCGGATCAGGGTTCAGGATCGTCTGGATCAGTGCCAGTTTGCGATCAACAGGCAAGTCGCGAAACGCCCCACCCGCCCGCTCATCGAAGTAGGCGATCAGGTCCGCCGCAGTAAGCTGTTCAACTAACGCCAACTCTTCGGGGAGAAACGGAGCAGCCTCCCCGGTTTCTGCCGTCGTCGCCGGCACGATCCCTTCACCCGCGAGGCAGGCCTCGACGACGCGCAAGAGCGCCGCTGCCACCTCCCGGCTGCGCTCGGCGGCGAATTCCGCGCCCTCGGTGCTGATCTCCCCCATCGTGACCTCCAACAGTCGGGCTAACCCCGGCAAATGCTCGCGGCCCGGTCGAAACTTTCCTTCTAACCACCCGTACGCCGTCGTGTGGCTCACCCCGAGCTTGCGGGCGATGGCATAGGCGCTCAAGCCTCGGTCAGCCGCCAACTGGCCCAGTCGCGCTCCGCTCTCCTTTTTCGTCATGCTGCCTCCTCGCCTTCATTGTAGTGTAGTGTTTCATTATTGACAATGTTAGCAAGTTGCACTATAATGCAAGAACCACGAGGAAAGAGGAGGAGAGATGCGAAAGAGACCGGTGGCGGATCAACTGGCCTTGCGGTTCGGACGACCGGTGGGGGAGATCATCCTGGACCGGCTGCGGGAGGGGAACCGCTGGAAAGAGATTGCGGCCTTGTTCAACGTAGAGCAGAGCACAGTCAAGCGCTGGGCGGATGACTATGGCATCCGGCAAGACTGGGTGCGCGACGACTCGGCGGCGGCCCCCTGACATGCTCCCTTCTGCCGGCCATGAAATAGAAGCGGCGCTGGCGGCCATCGGTCGGGCCATCGAGCGCGCCCGACTTCGGCGGGAAGGACAGGACGGACAGGATGAAGGCACGATGAGTCCCCCGGCAACAAAAAGGGCCGAGCAGCCCGGAAAACTGCTCGGGCCCCACTTCCCCACAGAGCAAACACCCGACCTCATTGTAACCGACCAATCAGCAAGCCGCCAAGAATGAGAAACCTGTGAACAGATCTGAGGGATCATCCGCCGGCATTGGAGCCGCTCCCGTGCGTGAAGACGGCGTGAGGAATGAATCAGTGAGGCGTCATGAGCCCGAATTGCCCTGACTGCGCCACGAGTCCAGGAGAGCCCCATGAGCGCGGCTGTGACGTGGAACGCTGTTCCGTTTGCGGCGGCCAGCGGCTGGTGTAAAGATTGTGAAGGCCATGACCCCCGATTGTCTCTTTGGACGGGCTGGTGGCCGGGAGAGTTGGAAGCCATGGGACGCGGCTGGTTCTGTCGCTGGACCGACAACGGCTGGATGCGCTGCGCGGGGGACGCGCCGGATGCCAGGCCCGACCTGAACCGGTGGGCGATCGAGGGAAGGCGTTGACCGCCGCCAACGAGTCCCACCCGGAGGCCGCGCGCCACCGGCGCACGGCTGAGCGGGCGCTGCAGATGTTCATGGCGCTCGTGCGCCAGGGCGAGGACATCGGGCTGAGCGACTCCGAGATGGCGCTCTTGTTCGGGACATGCGATGAAATGCGGAGCCTGATCGCCTGGCTCACGGAGTTGGAGAGGGAGCGATGATCGTTTTCGAGATGGGGCATGACCAAGCCGAGGAGTTGATCCGTGACCTGGGGAGAGCCATCGTCCTCTTAGACCGGGCGAGCGTTGACTCCGGCGATCCGCTCCATCGGCACGCCTGCTTGCAGCAGAGCCACCGGCTTTGGGCGTTCGCCAAGGACCTGGAAGATGTGGCGATGGGCCGAGCGCGGCGAGAGGCGAGGACCAGATGAGTAGAGGTGAGAAGCGAATGAGCGAGCGAAAGCCAAGACCCAACGGTGCTTTCATTATCGCGGTCGCGATGGACCCCATAGTTCTACAGAAGGCGGAGGCGGCTGCTGAGCGCGGCTTCCGAACCCTTGTGCAGCAAATCAAGATGATCGTCGCGCAGTGGGCCGAGGGCGAGGAAGCTCCAGAATGAATGAGCAAGAGCGCCAGTACAAGGCCAGTTACACGCGGCTAGACCGTTTTCGCGTTCAGATTGGGCTCGCCGAGATGGCACTGAAGACGGCGCAGCGGATGCTCAAGCGGCAGGACGATCAGGAGCGGCTGGAAGCGTGGATCGAGGAGCTGGCAGCCTTCAAAATCCGGGTGCCGGGGAAGGACTTGTGGGCGAAATGGCGATGAGCCCACGGTTTGACGTCTGCTATCCGCCGATGACCCGCGGCTTCCGGCTGCAGGTCAATGGGGTCTGGTGTTGGGCATGTTTTCGACCCAGCCTCGAGGGATCGACCTGGGTGATCCGCGGGCCGGGCGGCCGGGTGCTCGGCGCGGGGCGCAGCTGCGCGGTGGCGAAGCGGATCGCGCGGATGACACTGGAGGAACGGTGATGAACGCTGCTTTTGACCTCGAAGAATGGATGGAGATGCAGGGCTATGGACCGGGAGCGCCTCCCGGCGCGGTGGAGATTGATGAGAGGGTCTGCCGCGAGAGTCATTGCAGCGAATGCGGCTCGGCCTCTCCTGAATATCGCCCGTTTTTCAATCAGGCGAGTCGCAGCTATCGGGCCTTTGCCGTCTGCTCCTCTTGCTGCCATACGGAGGAGTTTTGATGCAGCGCGGCCGACGCGGGCTGCAGACGAAGACGGCGTGGGATCGAGCCCGAGTATTGCGCGAGCGCGCTCTCTCGAAGCTCCAGGCGGCGGATCGCCAGGCGGCCGGCGAGAAGCTGACGCGGAGTCTTGCGGCGATGGCGGCGGTCGTGGAGCAGGTCGGCAGCCGGCGCGGGATCACCGGGCGACTGATCTGTCCCTGCTGTGAGGTGGGCGTGATCCGGTTCACGGTGAGTGAGGAGAATGGACACGTGCATTTTCACTGCTCAACAAATGGCTGTTCGGAGCTGATGACATGAATCGAGAAGACAGAACGGTCGATCCCAAGTTTATCGTGGAGTTGAAGGGGAAGCCCTTTGTGATGCTCGGCGGCTTGCTCGATCTGGCGCACCGGATCGGGCTGCAGGCCATCGAGACGGCCATTGTGGAGAAGTTCTCCCAGCCGGAGAAGGACACATGGGTCGTGCAGGCGTTCTGCCGGTTCAGTCAGCCGGAGGGCGAGCCGCTGCTGTGGAGCGGGTATGGGGACGCTGGCCCGGGCAACAGCCAGATGCGCGGCGCTTACCTTCGGCATGCGGAGACTCGTGCCATTGCTCGCGCCCTCCGCTGGGCGACGAACATAGCGATGGCTGCGGTGGAAGAGTTGGGCCCCGACAGCGAGGCCACGAACGGCCACCAGGACGCGCCACAGCGGCCACAGCAGGCGCAGCGGGCGAAGCACGATCCAAAGGATACAGCGGAGCGGAAAGCCGCCGAGGCAAGCCCTGCCGTGGCGATGTGTGCCATCTGCGGGCAGCCAGTGGACGAGCGGACGGCCGAAGTCTCCCGGCGTAAGTTCGATGGCGTGGTGCTCTGTGTAGCCGACGGGAAAGCCCGATTGGCCGGCGAGCGCGAGCCGTCCGCAATCCTGCAGGGTGCGTAATCTTGCCCCGGACCACGAACGGTTCGGGGCCTTTTGTTTGCTCGCTAGTCAAGCGGGCGTAAGAGAGTCTTCTCTCACTATGGAAGCCAACGAGACCCCTACCGCCCGCGCGCGGTTGATCCTCACCCTTCACCGAGAACAGTGGCAGTTCCGCTCGGAGGATGGGCACCTGCCCCTTGAACCTCACCTCGGAGACCTCGGCTTTCAGCCGGGGGACCTGGTGGAGATTCGCCTTCTGGAGCACTGCCCGCAGTTTGGAATAGGGTGGTGGGCCGCTGAGCGTAAGGATGAGGGGCTGAGTGAGACGTGAAAAGCTCTCTGTTTACGAGCGAGCCGTTCCTGATCTGCATGACACGGGGACTGGACGCGAGGGAACCTGCCCGAATTGTGGGGGCGTGCTGCGGATCGCTGAGCTTCAGGACGGCACGATTGAGGAGAGCTGCTCGAACCGCTGCCGGCCGGAGTCGATCCGGGATGCCGTTCGGGTTGTGCTCGGCGCGGGCCAGAGTCCGAGGAACGGGCACTCGCCGCTGAATTCGTTAGTTTCGTTGAATTCGTCCGAGAAAGCTGCAGACCCGCCGCGGCTGAATTCGTTAGTTTCGTTGAATTCGTCTCGCGATGAAACGGAAATCGAATGGCCCGCCGATCTGGCAGCGGAGGCGTTTCATGGGATCGCCGGTGAGATCGTCGATGCGTTCACGCCCGAGACGGAAGCGGACCGCGCGGGACTGCTCCTGAACATCCTGGTGACATTCGGGAACGCTATCGGGCGCTCCCCGCATTATCGAGTGTTGGCGACCCGGCACGGTGCGAATCTGTTCGCCGCGCTGGTGGGCGAGACGGGCGAGGGCGGCAAGGGGTCGAGCTGGGACCCGATTCAATGGCTGCTTCATCGGGCGATCCCGGAATACATGGAGACGCAAGTTGTCGGCGGAGTGGCCTCCGGCGAGGGTCTAATCTCCTTCGTCAGAGACCGCCGCGAGAAGCGCGTCCAGATCAAAGACAAGAAGACGAAGCGCATGACGATGGAGTTCGAGACAGTCATCGAGGATGAGGGCGTTGAGGATAAGCGGTGCCTCGTGCTGGAGACGGAGATGTCGAGCCTGCTGAAGATCATGAACCGGCCGGGAAACGTCCTCTCCGAGCAGCTTCGTCAGGCCTGGGACAAGGGCGACCTCCAGAACCTCAACAAGAACTCGCCGATGCGGGCGACAGGTGCTCACGTCAGCGTGTTGGGCCACATCACCCCGAAGGCTCTGCGTCAGCACCTCACTGATGCGGACGCCGCCAATGGCTTCGCCAATCGCTTCCTCTGGATGCTCGTTCGTCGCAGCCAATACCTCCCCGAGGGGGGAGTGCTACCTTCCTTAAATAACTATGTATCTAGTATTAGAGAGTTAGTAGAGTTAGCAAGCGATAAGATCATGGCGGAACGCAGCGAGGCGACCAAACGAATGTGGGCAGCGGTGTATCCCGAACTGCGCTGCAGCATTCCGGGGATGTTTGGCGAGCTGATCGCGCGCCGAGCGCCCATCGTGGCCCGGCTGTCCTTGGTATACGCGCTGCTGGATGGCTTCGGAACGATCCTGCCTGAGCATCTGCTCGCCGCCCTGGCGGTCTGGGAACGCAGCGAGGCGAGCGTGCAGGTTCTCTTTGGGCAACAGACGGGCGATCCGATGGCGGACGCGCTCTATGACGCCGCGCTCGCCCGACCGGAGGGCGCGAGTCGGACGGACCTGCATGCGGCGCTTGGCCGGAACCGGCCCGTCGCAGAGTTGGACCGTGCGCTTTCCGAGCTGCGGCGCGCGGGCCGCATCGAAATGCAGCGCCAGAAAGGAGAGGGCGGCCGGGAGGTGGAGATTTGGGTCGCGCGCCCGATCCCAAAGACCATTGGCCCGGCGCGGCAGTATTTAGAAAAAGCAAAGCTCGCATACGAATACAACGAAAACGACGAAAACAGAGAGGGATACAATGCGAACGTCTGAGCGAACACTCTTGGCTTCGATGGGTTTCTCTGACCCCGACAAGGTCGATGAAAGGCATGACTGGGCTTGCCAGTACATCGCTGATCCGAAAGAGCGGATCGGCTGGATCATCGTCGATAAAGTGCTTCCGCGCGCGACCGCCTGGAGAGATACTTCCAACGTTCATCGGCAGTACAGGGACGTCCGCCGTTCGTTTCGCTACTATCGGCCACTCACCGAGCAAATCGTTACGGCCAGCGAACGGTCGGCGAAGCCGATCGCCTTTATCGATGTCGTCATCGGATTCGAAGCGGAATGGCAGATAGAGTACGAACTCGCAGACGCCTTTCAGGGAGATGAGTCGAAGCTTGGCAGGGCAAGCAAAGAGGAAGGGAAGGTGATTGTCGAAGTCAAGATCCGCCCCGTTCCCCTGGGGCAGGCCATTCGCCAGATCAAGACTTACCTGTCTCTGCTGGGGGCCTATTGGTACTTGGAAAAATGGTCGGGCGGAAGCGGCGGCCGACTCGTTCCGGTCTTGGTGACTGCGTATGATCTGTCGGCCGAGGATGTCGGCGCATTGGAGCAGGAAGGGATACGTCACCTGATACTCGGTGAATCATTCACACAGTATGCCGAACGCCGACATTCGTCTCTTCCGGCACAGTCCGAGTCGATCTAGGAGGCGAGTGATGAGGCGGAAAGGGCCACCGATGACCTTCGAGGAGCATCAGGCGCTCGGTGAGGAGCTTTATCGCATCCGTAATCGCCTGCTGTCCATTTCTGTCGAGCTTGGAAACAGATACAGCGTCAAGCTCGGTGACCGCTGCTCGAAAGCGACTCACCCTCTGGACCTCCTCCGGTCCGACTTGGATTGCATCGTATTCCGCGAGAACCCGGACCGAGACATCAAAGAGCGATTGCATGTGTACTACTGTTCCGGCCGGCTTGGCAGTGACGAGGGGGACTAATAGAGGTGAAAAACCCAGGCCGGAAGCAGCGAGTAGCAGGAGTCTGCGATGAGTGGTTGCTCGGAATCGCTGACTCAACCCTGACGTCGTATTTGCGTGAAACGGGCACGCACAGCCGTTGGCGCTGGGAGTTGTTGCGTGACCCAGATAAGGAGCCGGACGCTCGCGACAAAGACACGGGGCTGTTCCTGCACGAGCTGCACTTCCTCCAGTCAAGGGCGCGGGGTGACTACTTCGCTGAACTGGCCCGAACTGCTGAGGCTCGCTGGCGGACAAATTGGGTCATCCAGCAGGAGCGTGCCGAGCGCAAACGTGTTGAGGATGAGCGGAAAGCAGCGGCCAGGCGACTGAAGGGGGCTGACCGGGAAGAGCGGATCGAAGCGCGGCGCCGCATGATGGTCGAAGCACAGCAGGCTCACAAGGAGCAATATCCTGGGGATGTTCGGAAGGCGGCGAATCGAGCAGGAGAACTGTACCTCGGGAGCCCCGTCCCGCGTACTCTGAAACAGTGTCTTGCCATTGCCGCCCGAGAAGAAGAAGTCGCTTTCGCTTCGATCCGATCCTATCTGGCTGGCGTGGGAGTTCGTGCTTTGTTCGCGGAGAACGACGGTGAGGTCAGGGAACCGGAGCGAGAGGAGGTCTAAGGGTGACGAAATCAAAGGCGGTGAATCGGGCCGAGTGCCAAGCGGCCTGGGACCAGATTTGGCTCCTGGTCTGGAAATTTGACATAGCACGACCAGCTGTAGAGCGCGCCTCACAGCTGCGAGAGATCGTGCGACTGGCGGCGGCGGGAGCCGGTGCGGCCGAGCGGGAGATGGGGGAATGAACATCCACACCATCAACCGCGACAAAGGCCCGGCCGAGCGGCTCTTAATCCTGCCGCTCGACGTGACGAAGGCAGCGGACCTGCTGCAGCGAGCCTTCAGCCCGAGCGAGCTGGCCGAGTTAGTTCGCCGCTTGCACTGGGCACTGCGAGAAGAGGAGGGAGAATCATGAGCGAGTTGAATGCGTGTTCCGCAACTGTCATTCTCGACTCGATCTCACCCGACGGCCACCGGCTGACGACGCTAGAGTTGACGATGCCGCGATTCCTTCTGGCTCAATGGAACACGCATAGACAATTCAGCCGGAACGCCGCCTTCTCGCGGGCTATCCCGACGGCGAAGCTGATCGAGCAGGTGCGGGACAATCCGTTCGTGCCGTCGTCATTCGGCGCCAATCAACGGGGAATGCAGGCCGGAAAGGCGCTGCCGGTTGCTGAAGCCAACGAGGCGAGAATCGAGTGGGAGACCGCGGCCGAGCACGCCTGGAAGTCAGCGCAGGCACTGGCGGAATACGGCGTTCACAAGCAGTGGGCGAACCGGCTCCTGGAGCCGTTTCTCTGGGTCAAGGTGCTGGTTTCGGGTACTGAGTGGACCAACTTCTTCCGGCTGCGCCAGCACGATGACGCCCAGCCGGAGTTTGAGCAGTTGTCCCAGGCGATCTTCGAGGCGCGTGATAGAAGCACGCCCCGACCTAAGCCCTACGGCTCCTGGCACCTGCCCTATATCTCCAAGGAGGAGTACCACAGCGAGGGCGACCCGGTGCTGCTGCGTCGAAGTGTCGCCCGGTGCGCCCGTCTCGGCCTTGCCACACCGGAGAAGGACCAGGAACTCTTTGAACGATTGCTGACCGGGAGTGGCTTCGGCCATTGGTCGCCGTTCGAGCATGTAGCGTCAGCATCAGAGGACGACTGCAAAATCACATGGGGCAATTATCGAGGCTGGTCACAATATCGCAAAACTTTTCCGGGAGAATGCGGATGAGCCTGGCTGATAGGCGGCGGATCGCGGCCACGCGAGACCGGCGCGACTGGAACCGAGAAGTGCGCGAGCCGCTCGGCTTCGAGCAGATCATCGCTCGCTTCCAGGCTCCGTACGATGACGAACGGCGCCAAGAGTGGGTGCGGCGGCGGCTGGAAGAGTGGCGTAGGGAGGAGCGGCGATGAAGCACCCGCAGCCCGTGCTGCAAGCAGCGCTCGCGGGGTACTTGCCAGGAATGGTCATGGAAAGCGGATGGCCTGGATGACCGCCCTGGAAGCGGCAGAGGCCGCGGTGAGCCACCTGAAGCGGGCGTTGGCCGAGGCCCAGGTCGGGACGGGGAACGCCTGGAAGGTGCGCGGCAATTGGAACGAAGCGATCCGCCATCTGCAGCTCGCCCTCGATCAGTGCCGGGACGAGGGGCGGCTCTGTTACCATATCGAGCGGGACGCGGACGGGAAGCCGGTCCGGCTCTGGTGGATACCGCCGCGATGAACCGCCGAGCGCGGCGGCGAGCAGCGGCCCAGAACCCGGACCGAAAGTGCAGTCGCTGCCCGAACCTGCTGTCGGTCGGCCGGATCGACAATCTCTGCGCGCTCTGCCGCAAGAAAGCCGATTTTGTCCGTTATGCCAAGGCGAGGCCGTGTTCGGGTGGCTGCGGGACACTCCTGCCGGCTGGGCGATGCGACAACCGCTGCGCGGCCTGCCGGCGCGCTTACCGGGACCGGCAGAAGCGCCAGGCGCAGCTCTGCTCGCAGTGCCGCGACCTGGTGCCAAGCGGCTGGACGAGTTATCTCTGCCGCGACTGTGACAGCATGAATGGGGTTGAGCGGCGAAGGCTCGCGCGGATCAAGTCGGGGAAGCCGGTCAAGCCGGTGGTGAGGTGGGCTGCCGGATGACCGCCGATCAGTTCAGCCGAGAGGAGATTGCCCACCTGCTGAAGCGCGCTGAATTGGCCCTGACGCCGTGGCGCGGACACTCGGAGTGGGAGGACCTCGTCGCTGAAGCCCGCCTCGCCGTTTGGAAACGGCTCGCCCGACTGGAGGAGCGGCCCGCCCGGAGCCTCTTGATGACGATGGTCATCCACGCGGCTCGCTGGGCTGCCGTCGATTACCTGCGCAGCACTCGCGCGGGGCGGATCACGACGCGGGGCCACTGGCAGCGCGGCGGGGAGGCCATCCCGATCTTGTCCTACGACGACAGCCGGGTTCTCAACGAGCCGCCCTGGTGGGACGGCGGGATCGAAGGCGTCGAGCTGCGGGTAGCGGCGGGTCAGATCTGGGAGTGGGTAGTAGTCCGCGCCACCGATCGCCAGCGGGAGGCGCTTCTCTACCACTTTCAGGAGGGACTCTCGCAGAAACAGGCAGCGCTCAAGATGGGCTGCCTGGAGTCAGCGGTCTACTGCCACGTCCAGCGGGCGCTGAACCACTACCGGGCCGCGCACGGCATCGGGATGCGAGTGGTGGACACGCGGCGAGGCCGGTCGTCGCGGCCTCAGGGGCAGCTCGCGGCCCCGCGCGCTGTATCCCACCGGCCCAATTGCCGGCGCCCCAAGCAAGGCGAGGAGATCTTAGTTTATCAGAGCCGGCAGAAGGCATGGCCAAAGAGCATGGGGCGGTGACCGTTGTTCGCCAGTGGAGACAGGCCAGCTTATTCCCCCGTAGCGTGGTGCGGCAGTTGACGCGGACGAGGCGGCAGCAGATTGACGCGCGGCTGGAGAAGGAGAAGCGAAACGAGCCGCAGGAGCGGCCTCGGGAGGCCTAGGGGCGCATCCCGGGCGTTTTGGCACCATGGATAGGGGTAAGCCCCTTAAGACCCCTAGAGGGGCTTCTAGAGAAGGAGAGGCGATGAGCCTGCGAGGGAAGTGGACGGTGCGGTTGGCGACGACGGAAGTGTTGGACCATGCGAATGCTCGGGCGCGCCATCACCTGAAGCGAAAAGCGGACTGGGAAGTCGAACAGCGCCAGGCTGAGAGTGAGCTCAAAGAGAAGGGACTGGAGTTCCGCGAGATGGCGATGACCGGCGGCAATCGGGTCGAAGCGATCCTGGACCCGCAGCGGCAGGCCCGCCTCCAGGAATGTCGATCCAAGGTGGAGCAGCACGGGCGGAAAGCCGACGAGTATCATTCCTTTGCCCGCGCGCTCATGGTGATGGCGAACAACAACGTCCCTGAGGTGGAGCTGGATGCCGAAGACATCGGCTATTTCGACCTATGAGGAGAAGTAATACGATGAGCCCCATTCGACGCAGAACGGCCCTATGGGCCGCTGTGGTGGCTTTGGTGGCATGCTGCGGTCCCGTCATTGCGCGGAAGGCGCGGCAGAGTCCAAAACTCGGCGCGTTCACCGCACCGGCAGACTTCATCATCAAGGGGCCGGATGGGACGCTCTACCGCTGGACCGGGTCAGCGACCTTCACCCCGTCGGGCAGCGAGTCTCGCCGGTCGCTCTCCGGAGTGGGAACATTCACGCCGGTCGGCATCCCGCCGATCCCGAAGCCTGATCCGATACCGGTTCCGACGCCTACCCCGATCCCCACGCCGACGCCGACTCCGCAGCCCGTGCCACCGGGGGCGATCAATGTGCGGACCTTCGGCGCGGTGGGCAACGACCAGACGGACGACACGGCGGCCTGCCAGCGGGCGCTGCAAGCGGTGCAGCCCGGCGGCACGCTCTATCTGCCCTCGGGAACCTACCGCATTTCGGGATGGCTGAAGTTCACCCATCCCGTAGCGATGACGGTGATGGGTGACGGTCCGACCTCTGTCATTCATTCAGTGGCGGGCGGCGGGCTAATGATCGGCACGGGGGGGGAACCGGGTGGTCCGGTCCAGGTCCGGCAGATCAAGCTACAGGGTAATCACGGCGCAACGATGCGGTCAACGATCCAGCCCAGCGGCGGTATCCAGGTCTTCGGTCCCCAGAACACGGTGGTGGATAACGTTGATTTCCAGGATGTCACCTCGGCGGTCTTCGATGCGGCTCCGACTGCTGGAACGATTACCCGTAACTGCCGCATCAATGGCTGGGCCAGGGTCGCGTTCTTCTGTGAGAAAGGTGCGCAGGTAACGCACTGCACGATCCTCCAGAACGACCCGAACCCGGCGGCCGGCAACACGTCCCACGCTTTCTACATCCACGGAACCGCCTCGAATGTACTGGTCACTGACTGCGAGATTGCTGGGGTGGCGAAGTACGCGGCGCAGCAATACTCGGAAAGCCCGAATACAATCACCTCCGGCGTCCAGTTTCGGCGACTGAATATCCACGACTGCCAGAACGGGATCGTGTTCGCGCATAGCCAGCAAGGAGCCGGTGACATCATCAACAGCGTGATCGATAGCTGCACCATTACCAACACCACGGGCGGCAGTGCGATCCTGATCAAAGACGGGGATGGCGTGACTGTCTCCAACAACGTCATTGATGGCTGTGTGAGCTATGGCATCGGAGTCGGCGGCTGGGCTCCCTACGAATCAAACTTCAGCCTGGCGAACGTGGACATCTTCGGAAACACGGTGCGGAACTGCGCTGTAGGGCTGTTCGGCCTGGCCTCGAACGGCGGCACGTTCTCGAATGTCCGCTTCCACGGCAACACGATAGCGGGTAACAAGCAGAACCTTTCCCTCCAGTCCGTGCTCGGCTTGAGCTACTCCCCGACAGGCCCGCGCCGCGCCCGCCAGAAAGCCGGGGATCTGTAAGTAGCCCTGACCACCCGCACCCTCTGGAACGATGAGGTCGCCGACTGGTTCCCGACCCGGACCGGCTACCGGCACGCGCTGGATGGCGGTGAGATCGAGTTTCAGCAGTTCACGACGGCCGACCAGCGAAGGCCACTCGGAGCGATCTGCCAGGCCTGCGGCGCCGGGTGGCACCGCGCCGAGCCCCGGCAATCCTGGCGGAGGAGAGAGGAGAAAGAGACCATGCCGCCGATCCATTCCCTGACGCTGGACGAATCAGGGGCCCGCAACGGCACCCCGGAGCGAGTCGCGCCGGCCCTCACGCAACTGACCCGCGAGGAAGGAGAAGCCTACCGGGCCTACCACGCCGAGCGCCGGACCTATGCCGGCGCGGCCGCAGCGCTCGGCGTCAGCGAGAACCAGGTCCGGCAGCGCGTCCGGAGCGCCGAAGCGAAGCTCGCCCTGCGAAGTCCGGGAGAACAGGAGGCAGCCGTGGCGGAACCGACCGTGACGAAGGCGAAGGCAGCGCGACCCCGGATATGGACGGCCGAGGAAGACACGCGCCTGCTGGAATTGCGGCAGACACTCTCGCAGCGCGAAGTCGCGGCACAGCTCGACCGGACCCCGGCCACTGTCTCATGGCGGGAGGGCATCCTGCGCCGAAAGGGTGCTGCCCCGGCCCCAGCCCCAGCCCCGCCTCCCCCCGTCGCCCCCTTTGCATCGCTGCGCCCTCCTGTCGCCCCGCCGGCCCCGGCTGTCACCCTCGACCCGGAAATCCGGCTGCTGGCCGTCATCCACGCGCAACTGACCGACACGGATGAGCCCGCCCGCCGCCGCATCCTCGCCTGGCTCACCGATCGGTTCAGCGAGGCTGCCAACGAAGGCTTCTCGCACACCGGCGACGGCCGGGAAGTGCCCCCGCCCCCCAGGAAGGAGGAATCAGGAGTAGAATAGAAGTACAGAATGAAACAGGGGCGAATCTCTTTCAGCCGGGCGGCTTCAGCCCCTGAGCATGGCATGGCCCACCGACGCCGGTGTGCCCGAGAGGTGAGCGGATGAGTGAGAGGCAAGGAATTCCGAACCGGCAGACGGCGCTTGATGAGCTGCTGCGGCGACACGGGGCGCCGGCGGAGGAGCCGCTGCCCGATCTGATGGAGATGCTGTGCTTGTTCGCCGAATGCCTGGAGAATGTGATGGAGCGAGTGGAGCGGTTGGAAGCGAGGGAGCGGGGACGGTGAAGCAGCAGTTTGTGGTGGAAGAGCGGAGCCCGGCAGAACTGACCGCCAACCCGGCCAACTTCCGGCGACACCCTGATTCGCAGAAGCGCGCTCTCAGGGCTTCCCTTACTGAGCATGGTGCCGTGGCGGGGCCGATCTTCAACCGGCGGACGGGGCACCTAATCGACGGGCACGCGCGGGTGGAGATGGCCCTGGAGGACGGCGAAGCGGCGATCCTCGTCAACGTGGTGGATATGCCGCTCGCCCAGGAGAAGCGGCTTCTGCGCTCGTTCGATCAGATCACCTCGATGGCTTTGATCGATGACGGAGCGCTCGAGGCGCTGATCGCCGAGATCGATGATGCGGCGCTCGAGCAGATTTTGGGAGAGGTGTCTGGGCCGGGAAACGGTCTGCTGCCGGAAGCGGATGGCCCTGACGTTGAATTCTACAGTCCGGAGGAGGTCGTCGAAGCGGCGCGGCGGGTGATGGGCGGCATTGATCTTGACCCCGCGTCATGTGAGATGGCTAACCGAACAGTGGGGGCAACACGCTACTTTACGGAAGTGCAGGATGGCTTGTCGCAACCGTGGGAGGGGCGGATCTGGATCAACCCTCCTTTCTTTGCCGGCGCGTATGAGGCATGGTTCGCCAAGCTCTGCGAGGAGCACAATGCGGGCCGGGTCGCTGAGTCTTGCTTGCTCATGCCGGTTAGCGATGGAGCATGGTTTCATGACCTCCTTCGGCATCCCACTTGCTTCCTTTTTGGCCGTCAAAAGTTTCTCGATCCCGAGGGCGATCTGAAGGAGCCTATCCGCTATGGATGTGTCGTAGTCTATCGCGGCGAGAATCGAAATGCTTTCTTTCGAGAATTTGTTCAGCTCGGCACTGTGGTTACCCGAGTGCCTGGACCGGGAAAGGCAGCGGAGCGGCTCTGATGGCAGTGGCAGGGCAGCAGCG